CTACCAAAGGTAAAATAAACCTCCCTTTCCTCTTCGATGAGGTATTGGGAAAAATTCTTAATCGGCACTTGGGCCCCCTTTTTTACGTTCAAGTTCTTTCTTACGAACCTTCGGTAACATTTTCTGTGCGAGTTTGTCAATCTTAGGTTTCATCTTATCTAGTCTTTTCTCAATGTCCTGTCTGCGAGACATTGACAACTCGTCTTTGGGGATATCTTTAGTTAGTTTCTTTAGGATAATATTACGTGCGGCTTTACGTGCACGTTTTTTGATGGTATCCATATTCGCCATCTTACGGGCAGCGCGTTTGCGGCCGATTGCGATTTTGGGTGCAAGTTTCTTCATCTGACGAGACTTCGCCATACGTTGTTGTACGGTCAATGCCTCTTGCGCGACTTCTTCGTTGGTATCAACGGAGTCGAATTCTTTGAATCTAAGCGGTTTCTTTGCCACTTCTATTTCCTCTGGTTTATCCCATTAAGTACGACTAGGTGTGTCCCAGCCTTTTAATATATCGGGTGAAAAGTTGTTGTATGAGAATTCCATACGGTCAACAAGTTTCACCGCATCACCACCAAGTTTATCTATTGCCACATAACCTTCTTCACCAGTTACTTTATAACCAGTTTTGGTTTTAACAAAAGTGTCAATATCTTTTAAACTGTTAAGTTTATTTATAAGAGTTAACTTTGCAAGAACTATCATTTTTTGCAATTCGAACATCTTTTCTAGAGATGCTCGATTTGCAGGTGAAAAGAACGACATTATTTCTTCGCGTTTGGTTTCTTGGGCTTGCTTACCCTTTTCGGTTTTGCGCTTGTCGATTTCTTTTTGGTACTTGTCGTTGATGTATTTGATGAGACCTTTGACGTGGGTTTTCGAGTTGCCGATGACTTCGCCTTTGCGGACTTTGGTGTTTCCGTAGGTTTCGATGGTTTGGGCGAGGGTGGGGTTTCCTTCGAGGGTTCTGAGGGTCGTCCCACTAATTTGGTTAAAAAGTTTACCAGCTTGCGAAAGATATTCATTCACTTTCTCCGTTTCTTTAGTTGTCATTGTTGCGTTAGATAAATCACGAAGCATTGCATCTTGTGACCATACAGTAGTAGACTTTTTAAGTTTCGATACATCAACACCATAGGATGCCTTCATCGTCTCAAAAGAACTACCAGTATATGTAGTGTGCCACACTATACCGATTTTTGCAGCCTTAACTGATTGCGCCTGTTCTTCCGGTACTGCATACACAATTGTATTAGGATGGAACGTTACATATTTTTGTCCATCGATTGTCTTAGTCTGTACATCACCTCGACCAAAAAGAAAGTCGCCCTGAATAACACCTTTAATACCAAGACTTGGTAGATATTTAAGAGCGTCTTTAAGTTTGTCCGCAAGGTCTCCCGAAGTGTCTTCTTCAATTTCTGCATTAGTTTTATATACCTTTGGGTTCTTATTAAATATACCTTTCTTCGCAACAAAGAACTCACCGTCCCGTGGGTCTTGTCCACAGAAGATTGCAGGCGCACCATCCCATTTTACCGAGACTTTTCCGCTGTGTTTACCGGACAACATATCACGCAATTCTCGCAGTGCAAGGATTGCTTGCCGTGTACCATTCACACCCCCGTAAATGACTTTATCTTCGATATGCGTCATGTGGGTGTTCTTTTGTTCTGTGATAAATTCTTTAAATTTCATTATCTTACCTCAATCCAACCCAGATCTGCCCAACCCGTCTTGTTTGAACCCGTTGAAGCAACAGCAATCAGGAACGTGGTTGTAGTATCACCTAGTGTTGTTGTGGTCTTTCTGGCAAGTTGAGTAATCGACCTTTCAGGAAATTCAACTTTCTGTCCCATGTTACCACTAGAAACATATGTTGTTCCTAAAATATTACCGTTGGTATAACCAGTAGCGGTGATATTATATTCAATAGGAGAATCAGAGTCGTATGAAACCCAAGTGCCGCCAGTAACAGTAGCATCTTCGATTGCTCTGATAAACATACTTGAGTTATCTAATGTAGCACCAGAATATTCATCGGGTAGTACGACAGAGTTTAGTGCGTCTGCCTTGAGTCGTATCGCAACAATAGGATAAAAAGTATTAGCAGATGTGAGGGATTTTCCTGTAATTGCCGAAGAAATACTTTTTTGTCTTCCGAGAAGAGTAGTTGTTCCTTCAGTAAGGAATGAATGAGAACCCTGATACACGGAGTGAGTTCCCGCAATACCATCAACATTTGTCAATTCTATGCGAACTGGAAGTGCACCACGTGATGCCCAAGTGTGGTCATGAGTATTAGCGTGATCTATCTTATGAATAGAAATTGCATTGTTGTCAATAACAAACTTCCACTCAACCTGTCCTGCACCATACCACTCGTACTCAATTACCATTAATTGAATTTTAGAAAGATCTAATGTGATACCACTCGGCCCAGTACCATCCAACTTATCAACAGACCAATTTGCACGAGAATAACGTTCTTCGTCTTCTCCACCGGCAGTATCTCTTCTCAATACACAATAAAGGTCATCACCATCATCTTCAAAGTATGCACCTTTGTCATCATCGAATACACCGAATCTTTTACGAATACCCGATGTCTGAGATCCAAAAATTACAGACATAGAAACTTCATTAGCACGGCCTGGTAAATATCTCTGGATACGTGCGGTTTGTCGAATGATCGAATCTCCAGAATCCGAACCAACCTCTAATTCAACCATACCGAGATACGGATCATGGGTAGAAGAACCTGTACCAACAACGAGTTCGTCCCAAATATCTACGTCTTTTCCGTATGTAAATGTGTTGAAGTCTGTCACTTCATATGTAGAAACTTTACGTCTATTCTTAGAAGTGTGTTGAACAGTATCGTCATCGACTAGAAGAACTTGTTTGCCCCAAGGGTTTTCTGTAGTGCCAACAATAGGTAAAGGATTGCCACTATCTACCAACGTGCCGTGTCTATTTACTAGTGCAGTAGTTTCATGAAACTTTCCCTGCGCGCCTTTAATTTGTGCCATTTTAACTTACCTTTAAGTGTACCGCAGATAGCGGTGATTGTGACTTTGCTACACGGAATAAATAATCCATGAATTGTTGTTCGCGACCTTGTATCATTATGAAAATAGAAGTCACATAGTACTTAGAGACTAACCATTCTGTTGTCTTACCTTCCAGATTCTTTTTAAAAGTTTCCTTGTCTACCGGACTATCTACTGCACCATCATAGAATCCATAGAATTTGTCTAGGAACGCATCCCTATCTTTCTTGATGGACGACTCAAGATCCTTACGATTCTCGGTCTTATCACGAGTTGTTGCATATAGAGCCGCATCAATACCACCATGAGATACCTTACCATGTTTAGCAGCTTTACCGATAATCTCGCACTGGAAGGTAGGGAAGGTTCGGAACTGCATCTCAATACCACCGGCACCAAACAGGTAACCATCTTTGGACTTGAAGAAATCTTTCTTACCATAAGATGACTTGGTGAACTTCGCACCTTTGAATGGTTTCTTATAGTTAACTTGAGACAGTCTGACCTTGTTACCTATTACCTTCTTCAACGACACACCAATGATATCACGTGCAGTGTATGCCTTCATCAATTCGTTGTTCAGGTATTCCAGAGACTTTGCACCCTCTATATCATACATGTTCTCTGCACCCTTTGCGACCATGTAGATGTCCGCAGGAGACCATTTGTTGACATTACCGAATGCTTTCTCGATGCGATTCAACTCTTTAAACTTCTTCTCTAATATCTCAACCCAACCAGATCCACGATGGAAACTGTATTGTTTTTTACCTAGAGCTTTATGTAGAATTTTTGCGGCAGTAATGGAAGAGGAGATCCATCCTTCATCAGCCAGAAGAACTTCATCTAGAGACGCATCTGTATGCGTTTTGGGATATGCGTTACGTATATCATCCGCAGAGAATTTAGTTGTCCGGTTATCCCAGATTGCTTGTAGATAAACACATTGTGCAGATTCAGTTGCACGAGTGTTGGCTGCACCACCACCCGAACCACGACCACCCCCGAACTCGGCAGTCTTAGATAACTTACCGAATGCGAGTTTAGTTCCATCTAGGGTTTCGAGTCCAATTGACTGTGCGAGTTTAGAGTTTCCTGATTTAACAGCTTTCTCAATCTCTGCATTGTACTTAAAGACTACTTGGTCACCACCGACCAACTCAAAGGGTTCATTACCTTTATACTTTCGGAGAAATAATTCTATTCGGTCAGGTCTATCCTCACGAGTGATTTCTCCGAAGGTCAAAGATGCCTCCGATAAAAAAGTTTTGAACCCTATCATTCCTATTTCCTAAAAGTGATTATAACTGAATTATACCACTATTTATACAAAAAGGGAAGTAGAATTTTCCTCATTATATTGTGCAATAGTTTCGATTAGGGGTCGTACCCAGTTGTCTCGATGTTCGATAAACACTTGAGGTTCATTGTTATCAACCGAGATTATGGTAACCAACTGAGTGATAGGTTGACCAGTACGTTCTTCCCACATGATTGCATACGCAGCTTCTTGCATGAAGTAGTTCTTAATCCAGTCAAGACGTTTAGGTTTCATCGAAGTTTTGTAATCGATGATTGACGGTTTACCATCAAAGATACCCACGCAATCCACACGACCCGCAACACCCAAATGATTGGAGTATAGTGGGGCTTCTTGTGCGAAGACCTTAGTCAAACGTTCATCAAGTATTGGTTTCAAATCAAGGAAAGAACCAATAATGTCAGGTGTGTAACCCTCTTTGAAGTTGGGGTCATTGTTAACATACTTCTCACAGATTTCGTGAACCGAGGTACCACGAGTAGATGCACGATAAGAGACACGATTCGCCTCTTCCTCACCTACACGTTTACGCCACTTGGCAATACTGTCACGTGACAGAATCGAAAGGACTGTAGTGATAGAGGGAAGGTTGACACCTTCGGGGGTTTTGTATTTGCGGCCACTATCGGTGGTCACTGCTTCCATCTCGGTCAATTCGACCGGAACATGTTCAAACATTATATATTTCTCTCTTTTGTTTAGGAATTCATCACTCAATTTGTACAGTCATTATCTCATAATCATAACAAGAAGTCAAGTGTTTTTATTGATAAAATGTGACCCAAATGTGAGTTTTAGTCGATGGACTCGTAGAACTCGATATCCGATGCATAGTATGAACGCAGAAGGTCTATGCAATCTTCGGCCATCCAAGTCGCTATTGGTAGTTTAAGATACTCGGGTGTTGGGTCACCGAGTTGTATCTGAGGTACATCAGTCTCCGCAAAACCTCCCGCATTACCCACTACGGTAGATAGAACCGTATCCATAGACTCTAGTTTGTACGGAGTTAGTATGAGTTCATCGTTGTGATAAAAATAATCACGGTAGTTCCATTTGAAATCTAATGCAAGGTCAGTTCGACCATTGAACAATCCATGACGTATCGCAAGAGTCATGGTATCTATATTATCACCTTCCCACAAACCGAATGACTTTGCCAACATAAATCTAGACACCCATCTTTCCAGAGGGTCTCGGACAAATGCAAAACTGGTATACTCACGAAGTTCTTCTAGTGTGATTAGTCCTTGGTCAATCGCCTGTGTAGGCGTCATGTGATATTCATTGAGAGTTCTGGTCGCAAGACTATCTCGTCTTGAAAGAGTATCCTCATTCATCTCCAAGGATTCTATTTCATCTAGGTTGGTTATCACATCATCATCTCGAGTAGGGAGTTGACTGTTTTCTAACACATACTGGGCAGAGTTAGACCCTACCCTTGGTACTGAAAAGTATGCGATTTTATGTTGGTGAGATATAAACATTATTTCATTTTCCTTGTCACGTCAGCATATCCGTCCACGACATACGCATCCGGATAGAATCTTCTAATTAAATCTTCTTGCATTGGGCCTACCGTTTCACCCTTCCATCGAGTTGCAACAGTAGTCATATCTAAATCTTCGTCCCATCTTTCAAACGCGAGTAAAGGGAACCCTTTATTCAACTGACCTTCACGTTCCTTAAAGTTGATTCCTGCACCATGCGCCTCACCCGCCTTCAATATATGACTGGTAATCATTGGTTCCATACCTTCAGGACTTGGATAGTATGGCATTCTATATTTGATAACTTCTACGCCAGGATGTTCATGTATAGGTAAATTAGGTGTAGGAAAAATCATGTAGAGTTCTACCTGATACCTTCCATGTCTAAACATACACATCGAGGTCGCATCGTCCGAACGATAAATCTCTGTATCGAGTGGGGGTGCAAATGGCATATTATTATAGAACCACCATTGTGCAAAATCCTTAACTGTTCCGAAGTCGCCAGGGATGTCAATCTTTCCATCTATCGGGTGTTCCGGAACAAAACGTTCTCTGTCCCTACTCTCGGGTATTTCAGTTGCTATTAATTTCTCATCCATTACGGGTACCTGTGATTACAATGCAGTTTCCCATATTTATACAATAAACAACGCATCGAACGTTGGGTCGAGTAACAACATTCTCAGTTGTTCTTGATGAGTACCTTTATGGTACCACTCTTTACCGTCACTCCATGTAACCTTTTCACCGGAAAGAACTGCATAACGAATACCTTCCTCCACGTTTTTCAGTACTTCATCTTCTTGTATGACAGGTATACAACAGTCACCTTCAAAATAGGTATCGATGAACTCGGGTAGGTAACTACGAGAGATACTAGCCGCACAGAATGTAGGAGATGGATTGATGTCAGTAATCACCATATCCGATTTGTGCCATGGTACCGACAAATCTTTTCCGATGATATCCACACCCGCAATATCCAGACCCAAAACTTTGGTTGCGCGTATCGCCATATCAATATTGTCAGGATGAATCTTCTTGGTCATATCCTCATCTATACCACCATCTTGGGTAGACTCTATGGCTCTTAGATAAACCACTTCACCCTCGGCAGGTACAGTCTGACCATCCATACCCGTGAGTTGTAGATGCAGTTCGGTAGTATAGTCAAAGTGTGCAAAGGGTTCGCGATTCCAGACCGGACGTTTATCTTGACGAGTTTTTTCTTTCTCATTAAGGGATAATATAGTATCGACACCATTACCTACCACGTAAATAGGGTCACGTTTTACCGCATAGACCATTTTTCCATTGGTGATAAAGAGTCGATGACACACACCTTCGACAGGTTTTTCTATCAACAGAACTTTACTGATAGACGCATTCATACCCTTCTGGACTGCACCACGTAACATGGCATCATTGTCCACATTAATAGTCACACCTTCCCCACGGTCACCATCTACAGGTTTGACCACCACAGGGTATCCCAAGTCTTCTACTACCCCTAGTGCATGTTCTAGACGAGTCACCATATAATGCTCGGGTGTAGGGAATCCCATGTTCCGTAATGTACTTGACGCAACAAACTTATCCCCTGCAATATCAACACCAATACTAGAATCACGGTCGGACATACTGCCTTTAATACGTCTCTGAGAACTTCCTGTACCTAGTTGGTAGATACCCTTACCTAGACATACAAAGGGTATTCCACGTTCTCCCGCAGCCTTGATTACAGGAACAGTTGCATTTGAATATGCGACCATGATACGTATATCAGGTATTACCTTAGACTCTATATGTGACATCAATGATAAGATGTTATTATCAGTAGGTTCGGTTGTTAATGATTTGTGACATATCGAGATGGCATGTTGAAGAGAACCAGTGAAGGTTTCTGGCATAAAACCAGACAGACGGTATTGTATCAGTTCAACCTCGATGGAATCACCTAGGTCAGTAACCTCGGTAACCATGGGTATCTTGAAAGTAGGGACTCCTACTGCATTCTGGAGAGTTACCGATAGACGTAACACACAGTTAAGAAAAGTCACTATCGACTTATCCTTGCAAGGTATAGTTGTCGTCTCCGGACTTATTTCTAAAACATCATTGACCCAGCAGGTTAACTGTTTGAAGTTCCCACTAGGTTTTTTGATAGTTAACGTTAATTCTGTATCGGGGGTATTGTTAATAATCCCATGAATATCAAGAGGACTCAATGTCACACAAACTCCTTTATTAGTGCTGACCCTAATAAAAGTGTCATTACCGCATTCAAAATAATCAGTGCACGGTCTTTCCACATCACCGATACCCATAACCAAAGCAAGGTACCGAGTAAACCGAAGGACAGGTCGAAATGTCGGAACTCGACACCCGCATTACGGAATGTCACCGAAACCAAGATAATTACAGTTGCAGCCCACTTGACATACCAGTCAAAGTTTTTACCGTACCACTTGTCATCAACTTTCTCTTCCATGTTACTCAAATACTCCTGTCAAAATATATGTTATTATTATAACAGATACTAACAAGATTGACAAGATAAAGTTTATAATCATTTCATCAGTGAACGTTTTTAGTTTACTTTCTTTGAGACATGTTGCCTCGATTCTTGCACGTCTTTTTGGGTAAGTCACTACCGTTATAACAAGGGATGCAACTAGTGCAATCAGTATTGCATCTATAATAGGTATCATAATATTCTCCTAATAACTGTAAACAACGAGTTTGATTTTATCAGCACCCAAGGATTCTTCTTTAATGATAGGGTCGACCAAATCGAACGCCTTTCCTAGTATCTTCATACACATCGACTTTCTTTTGTATAGAGGTGCGTCAAATATATCAGGATGTTCGTCTGGATAAAAGAACACTTTATATTGTGTTACTTCTTTTACGCTATCAACTACCATCATTAGTCTCTCACCTCAATCATGTTCTCAATACGATACTCAAGTTCCATGATTAACACTTTACGAAGTTGTGGATAGATACGAGTCTGTGTATCAAGTACTGCCTGAATATGGTCATTACTCATTTCACTTACTGGTACATATCGTAATGGCTGGTCGCCATTCTTACCATAAGTTCCCCAAGTGACTTGTTCACGTACTAACATATATTCATCATCAAGAAAAACCGAAGCATCAACTTCGTCACCGTTGACAGAACGTCTAATGTAATCTAGACCACCATCGACCATATAGGTTTTTCCATTGGTCGAATCCACATGTTCTTTATAATCATGACGTGAGTAACTCTGAAGTCGAGTGCCATCTGGTGTCCATAATGCATTGACTAATATATCACTCATTATAGTGCCTCCGCAAATTCAATTGCTTTAGAAACCGCAAGTTGTTTACGGTTTTGGTTCGCACCAAACCATGCAGAGGTCATACGTGAATCTGCTTCACGACCCATCTCGTGGTCGGTCAGGTAGGTCACTGAGTTAAGTGCCTGCCACCATGAACCACGTGCGAACTCTGCACCCGGCTGAGTCTCCAACACATCAAATGCCTTCTGACCATTAGTGGTCAAGTCAGCATACGTTTTGACCTGTGGTGGATTCTTACCTTGGTAAGTACGTGGGAATACTTCATTGTAGTACTGAATCAAGTTTTCCATCTTGAACTGTTTACCCGCAAGGAATTGCGACAGTTCTTTGTACTGTTCGAACTTCTCATGAGCAAGACCAAGAGTAGTCTTAACGTGATTCGCATCAAACGCACGGCGGTGGTTAATTTTCGCACCATTGATTGCACGACCCTTCAGTGCATATGCAAGAGTGTTCATGCATGATACACGGATCGGGGTGAAACGGATGTCGATTGACTTACCGTATTCGTGTGGGTTAGAGAACAACAAGTATGAATCAACTTGGTCACCCTTGAGAACATCAAAAGACTCATTGACCTTGGCAAGTGCCCAGACCATCTTACCGCCTTTCAGAGAACCCGCAGTGTCCATCTGCATACCACCTTCCATGCAGTACTCATTGAAGAACTCAAACGCAGTCTCGTTCTGACAAGGTTCCCAGTTACCACCAACTTGGGTGAGAACTTTATTGTCCGAAGAACGAACAAGAGCTTCCATACCAGTAGGGATCTTGTCACCGTTATAGTCGGCATAGGTAGGAACCTTTTCTACCGACCAGTCACAACCTGCCTTCTCCATCATTTGACGTGGAGTCAGGTCACCAGAAACAATCTCACCGATACCCCAAGGAGAAGAACCTACAGACGCAGTGGTTTCGATTTGTAAAATGTCATTCATACTCATAATATATACTCTCTATTTAAAAGGTTAACTCAATTCAACAAGGACATTATCTCATATTCAGAACAAGTTGGCAACACTTTTTTTCAAAATAATTATAAAACTTTCATCAATAAATCAACAGACCGGATGAAGTCACTTTTCAACTCCATAGTCGAAGTCAGTGCATCAACTTCTTGTTCGGTCTTGATATCTTCTATCAGTTCTGCGGCTTCATCCTTCGATAACTGACCGTCCTGTACCATCTCAACGATAGCGTCTAAACGTTCTGCATATGGTTCAAGGTCTGTACCCGCGAATTTTACTGTAAAGTTTTCCATTAGAATCTCCCTAATACTGCACTGGCAATATCACCAGTTTGTTTGACTAAACTCTCTTTCTTGATTCTACAATAAGTTGGATTGATTACTTGTTTCGCAGACAATCCCTCTACTGTTTTACCTACAAGTCCGGTGAGTTCGACTATATCACGCGACTTCTTATATGTCGCATATGTTTCTAGGTATGCAAGTTTATATGCAATCTTCCTAATCTGAGGTTTCACGAACTGACTATCACAGTCCAACTCTTGAACCGCAAACGCAACATCGACCGCAGCCTTCGCCTCGTTATCATCCCAAAAACTCGTGTTCATTATTTGTGAACATCCCGAAATACTGAACAACATCAAAGTTGTTATAACTACTTTCTTCATCTATATTTCCTCGTTAGTGTACGTGATATTATATAGTGTGTTTGTAGTATGAAGTAAAATGAACATGGGATTGTTAGGAGTGCATAGAAACCGGCAGTCCCTTCAGTTATCCTTAAATGGAATGCGAATGTCAATATCGCGATAGATATCAAATATAACAATGTCTGTTTCATTTTACCTCCATATCGAATGGGAAACAATCAAGGAACAATTCACGTTCGAGACGATAGGCTTCCTTTTCCCATGGTTGATTCATATAATCGTAACCGTCTGCCTTACGACCCTTCCATGCAAACCCACCTTCCGAGGTCAACTGACCACGAAGAAACTGTCGTGCATGAACCATCTCGTGAGCAAGTGCTTGCATCTGACGCATGAAGGTCTGACCTTTGGTACCGATTTCAATCTCAGCGTAGTCACGGTCACCGATACACAGACCTTGTGCGTAACCGTCTAAAGTTCCTTTGAATTTGATATGGACGAGACGTTGGAGACGATTAATCTTCAACGCACGAAAAAGATTATCGACATATTTCTCGACAACCTTCTTGTTTTTATGACGACCTTCAATAACTACAAACATTATTTAATCTCCTCAAAACCTTTGGCTTCTAGAATATAACGAACACGTTCACGATCAACGCTGTCACCACCGCCCCAATGACCGGCAATATCCATGCATTTCACTGCATACTCAATAATTGCATTCTGGATATCAGGGATACCACAACCGAGGTCGTAGATACCCTCTTTACCGTAGAAACTATGGACATAATCACGGAAGTCATTTAACGCAGTAGGAAAATTCATAATACATACTCTCTCAATCAATTAGGTAACTATTATCTCATAATGATAACAAGAATGCAAGACTTATTTCACTTATTTTCACTTATTTTTAGATCATTTTGTTATATCAAGGTAGGTTCTTATCTCTTTTTTGGATAACTTGCGGAACTTCCTGCGAGTCACAGCCCAAGTCTTCAGGGGTGTACTGAACTCGATTATCTCGGTCGTACCACGTTTGACATACCCTATCAACTGAGAACCTCGGGTAATGTAGGTATGGTTCGGAGTCTTATGGTCACCCCAGTCAGTCAGTTCTTCTCTCCACAGAGAGGTTAATAGTCGTTCACTCATTGTCCGCTCCTTCCTACAGTTCCCTGTTCGATATGCACTGTTCGAAGGTACGGAAGGTTCGTTGGAACTTCACTTCGTACAGTTCCTTCATACCGAGTAGGAGGTTCATAAGCTTATCGGTATGTTTCGCACTCATGTCAGCAAAGAACTCACTATCCCCAATATACTCATAGATATCATTAATGTCCGTGGTAATATCCCAACATTCCATGAGTTCCTGTTCTAGGTCAAACCTGTCCTTTGGGTTCAGAGGTTTCGTTTCAAATTCGGATGCAGTCTGTTCTAGACGCAACTTTATTCTTTTATACTCTTCATAACACTCATCAGTTACTATTGTCATTTGTATTTTACTCCTGTCCAGTTAGTGTCTTCGTCCATCAAGGTTATTTGTCCCTCGAATGTCTCGTTCTCTTTCAGTTGATTGTATATACCTGCATTGTTCATACGCAAGCCATAACTACCTTTATAACAACGATACACACTGCCACTGTATCCGTGAAATAATAGGTAGCCACCGTCTTCAGTGACTTCGGAGATACCTGAGTTCATTCGCCAACTGTCACCATCGACATAACCACCACTCCATCCACCGAGAACTTTGTAGTAGAACCCGCTGTCAAGTTTACCCTCTTTAATTTTCAACACGACCCAGTTGTCTGGTTTATATTCCCACATTCTCATTGTCCGCTCCTTCCTACAGTTTTCTTTTCGTAGATTGCTGTGATATTCGCACCCATTTGCGGGCATACCAATATAATGTCAGGCAATCCACTATCATCGCGTTCACCACCTTCACCACATATAAAGAATGAACCACTCTTGTCAGGTTGTGTATGGAACCAAATCTTTGTCAGTTTTTTGAAGAGATCGTATTCTTCATCTGTGATTTGTTTCATTGTTGCTCACTCTCCTATGATTACCTACGCATATTGGCGTGGTCTTTCGCCTCTTGCGCATCAATGATAGGTACCGCATTAGACTTGTGCATCGTACTGATACCTTTGACCAACGTACCCGTGTAGATCATTTTTTCTTTCTTTTCGGTACTACCAGTACCACTATCTAGAGATTTATAAACCGGAGTCTCACGTCTGTAAGGTTGTTCTGGTGTATAGTCTTTGAACTCATACTCACGTTTTTTGGTCGTCCATGCATTGTACTTCTTCTTACGTCCATTTGCATAGTGTCGCATACTACCGTGAATCATAAACCGCCACCGTAGTAATCCAGTACCAGACCAAACGCCTCGATATATTCATTCAGGTAAACAACATCAGCCTTGGGGTCATTATCAAATATAGCCATACCTTCACCCTTTTCTCTGCGTTCCAGATCCTTCCTGAAGGTTTCGAGGTGCCATTTCAATTCACTGACCATTATCGCGTCAACCTGTTCGTGTTCCATTTCAATCGTTACTTTAGACACATTGTTCTCCATTAGATAAATTTTTAACATTAAGGGTTTTCATTCCGTTGTATGACAGAAAGATCGGGTTCTCCCATTCTTCGCACGGAATCTTCTCATCATCGTTAATGAAATCGTAAGAGATAATGTACTCCATAGAGTAGTCATCTTTGTCTTCAATCGAAGACGTGAGGGTGGTGGGAATACCATACTTGAGAATACTAATGAATTGATCCTCTGTGATATTCTCTACAACATATGTGTCACCACCTTTGGACTTCCAGTGCTGAGGACATTCGCCCTGACCGTCCCAATCATGGGCACCATAGTTTTCACGGAACTGAGTTTCGATAATAAGTTTCATTTAGTTCTCCATCTCATTAATTTTTGCAATAATCTCATTGTAGATTCTTTCGAACTCTTCTTCATTGAAACGTTCTTTAGTTTCACAATGAACCATCAAGTCATTCCAGTGGTAAGTAATCTGTTCTTCTCTATTCATAATATCTCTCAACTCAATCAACAAAGGTATTATCTCATAATCATAACAAGAAGTCAACACCTTCTTTAGAACATTTTGTCATAAGAACCGAAGTCTTTATAACTCCCCTACCTTACAGTACTCTTCGGTCAGACGTTTTACCTCTAGGGTGGTGACCCCGTTAGGATTAGATGAAGCGGGAACGTCCCGCACGATAACGGTAGAACCTACCGCCATACCAATTGTTGATGGATAGTTTTGGGTAACACATTCAAAAGATAAAGTCATAACAAACACCTCTCAACTCAATTAGGTAACCATTATCTCATAATCATAACAAGAAGTCAACACCTTCTTTAGAACATTTTTTCATAAGAACCGAAGTCTTAATAACTCCAGTACCTTACAGTCTTTTTCTTACGTGGTTTGAAACCAAGGGTTTTCATTGCATCCAGTGGAGTAGTATTTCCAGACAACTGAATATAGTCTTCAATATTTACATTTTTCACTAGGAAGTTGACCCAAGATTTCCAAGGTTTAGAACCGTACTTGAATCGTGCAATGAAAGTACGTTCTGGCTTACCGTGCCAAGATGGGTGACAGTTCGGAGATACTTCTTCCATAGTACGTGAACCTTCGAACTCACCTTGATACATAAGGTACATACCGTCCCAAGTGAAGTTCTCTTTAACAAATGCAGTCATAATTTATACTCTCTCAATCAATTAGGTAACCATTATCTCATAATCATAACAAGAAGTCAACACTTATCAGCTGATTCTTTTAGACTTTTTTAACACTTTTATGGGGTTTGATATAACGGAAAGGTATAATCACCCTCCCCGACTGGATAAGGCTTAGTATACCACAGTAAGGGGAGAATGTCAAGGGGGTTTTTTTAGATTATTTTATTATAAGGAAAGGAGCAGTTTGGGGACATACTCAGGTCACGATCCCAAGGTAGGGGGATTAGGTATCCGAGAGGGGATTGTCTAGTGCTTTCTGTAGGGTGTCTCGGAGGTCTTTATCTAGTTTTTCCATCTTCATTTCAATACGGTCTTCGGCCTTCCTTATCGAGTCCCGAACATCTTTCTCGGTCTCTCTACTCAGGTCTGAAACTTCTCGGAGTCTTTCATCGATATCGTCTTGGATATCCTTGACACGATTGCTAGAACGTTCTGCGACCTGTTCTACGCGAATGATGTCGTCTCGTAGAGAGTTCTTGATGTCACGGGTATAGTCGATTGCATCGTCCAGTTTACGTTCGATTGAAACATTACGTGCCTCGACCGCTTCGATATCCATTGCATCGAGTTTCTCGGACATCTCTTGGAATGCCTTGTAGGTTTCGAATCCGCCGTACAATGTACCAAGGATAGAACCGACCAATGCAAACGCACCCATGATAGTTGCAGGTGTCATCTTGATACCCGCAATACGAAACTCTTTGTGTTGAAGGTTCTCAAGACCTTCTTCTAAATTCTCGGTGATTTCACCTAAATCTTTATCTGACATTAGTTGTCATCCTCATCTTCGAACTTCAATCTACGCAGGTTTGTAATCTCTTGTTGTAATTTCAAGACTTCTAGTCTTCGTCTTTCCAATTCCAACTTGAACAGTGCATTACAGTCCATACGTTGTTTGGGTGCACCAATTGGTATAGTAATTCGTGCATATACGCCAACGTCTTTAACATAGTCATCGTTCATTCTATTGGGGTCAAACTGTATATTAGCATATGGGTCGTTTTGATTAAGAACACCCACTACCCCAAACTCAACATTGGTAGACGAACCAATTGCTTGTCTACAGTCCATATCACCCGCCCTAAACTGGTCGGATGCATAACTCTGTGGTGATGTCGGTATGTTTAAATTAAGAGAACTGTTGTCTGCTCTCGCAACCCAACTAACCATTATTAACATCAATATAAAATATTTCACTAACCTTTCACCTTGGAACATATCCTAGAGGAAAGTACTGTGGCCTTCTCGTCATTAGAAAGAATCTTAGACCGACTACAAATATACACCGCTTTCTCTACGTCTTGTTCACGTATATACACATTAATAGTTTTTCGTTGTAGGTAGTTCACCTGCACAATTTTACTTTCAGTAGCAAATTTAACTGAATTCCAGTCCTTATCCCACACCGATATTTGATAATAACGAATACCCTTTCGACCATTGAATATATTCATCTTGGTCGTCAAAATTCCTTCCACATATGATGGTCGGAGTTCCGGATAAGTTGGAGTCCACTCATGCGCGAGAGAACTCCAACTAATCATAAGGATACTTATAATCATAACAAAACGCATAGATTACTTCGCTATACATTCCGCAAGGATTATAGAACGGTACGTACCGCCAGGAAATGACTTACCAAAACCGTACTCTGCAACAGAACTTACCTTGAACCATGCAGAACCTGAAATTGTCAAGTCATACTCTGTAACATTGTTCCACTGAACTTTGTTAGTTTCAAAGTCAGACATGTTCGCATCTGACACGTCAGTAAGTTCAACATCACCAGTCCAGTTTACCACATCATTCAAGTTGGGAGATGTAGTAAAACTGTCAGGCCAAGATACTTGCGCCTTGTACGAGTCCGCTTCGATTATATCATAACGGATGATTGGTAACACACCACCGTCCTGTGGATCTGTACTTAATCTATCTGAAGTAGGGTTACCGTAGACGCCAGGAGTGTCTGTAGTGATAACACACTTAGATTCAATATTACCTGTAATCGGTACGTCAACAGCGGCAGTTGCAACCGCAGAACCCGTACAGAATACATATAGCATAAACATTTTCTTGAACATTATTGTTCCCCTTTATTATTGTTGTTTTTAACATACTGTTGTTCAACCATCTGCTCATGCAAAAGTTGTTGCATCAATCCTACTCGCCTTCCCGACTTATTGTCCGGTAAGTTTTTATCCTTCAATGCAAATGGTTCTTCATATGAACCACCATCAATTGAAGCATTAACGTATGTCGAAGGTATGATACTCAACGCCATAAGTTGTGTATGTTTTTCTTGTGCACCCTCGGTAAGTAATTCCGAGTTTACTGCACCAAGTGTAATCTCTAGACGTTCACGTTTCTTCTGTAGAACCGCCTTTTTTCTATCTCTTTCTTTTTCTTCTTCTTCGTCTTTATCGACTTTCTTATTTTCTTCATTTTCCTGTATGAATCTATCTTCCTGTTCATACAGTGCATTCAAATCCACTTCGGGTATATCCGGAATAGGTTGTACATAATTGGGACAAGAAGGGTCACTCTGAGGGTCAAAACATGGGTCATACCTATAATCGTATGTGACCAGTGCATCCTCTACCGTACCTTCACCCTCTACTTCTATCGAACCATCACCCCAACGGTCAATCAACACATTAGGTTGAGGTAACAACTTTCGTATTGTCCTGCCTGGTTTCTGAGACCAGTCATCCACTTCTCGAAATATATACTGTCCTTCGTTACGTGCATCCTCGTTCTGAACATAAACGACCATATCACTATTAGGGTCTTTCACTGCGGTATATTGATAAAAGATACCCGTCACTTCCAGTCCCGCCTGTTGAGGCAGGATATTTTGCATTACCCAATTATAACCTATATCCGCAGCGTTACCTGTGGTACCGTTAACAGTCTCAGAGTAAGAGTAAGAGGAGTAACAAACTAGCAACACTAGCGCCACCCACAAGAGTCTTTTCATCTTTACTCATTTCCTTATCTTTTTCTTTACCGTCTTGGGGTTTGTCTAATTCAGATGCTGCCTGCCACGCAAGTTTTGCATCTTCACCAATCATCCCGTCATATGGACAAGGTGTTCCTGCATTCATCATCGCATCAAAGACTCGTTTGTCCTGACACATTACTGATACCGCAGCCACCTTCATACCCATATCATATAGGGTCTTAGAATTCTTGAGTCGTTCACAGTTGAGGTCTGTTACCTGAGTACCCATTGAGATACCGAGGATTTGCGTTTGAACCGCACCCGCTACACCGAACGTACATAAGTCTGAGTTAGACGTATTGATAGTCGGACTAATAGCACTAGGAGGAGGTGACTTCAAGGTTGTCGTTGAGTCTGACTTCGAGGTCACTGTGCTGTTTGTAGTTGAATCTGTTCTAATCGTATCGTCTACAGGTTCTACTTCTTGAGAGAACGCCATTGACGAAAATAAAAGTAATGCACTTGTTATTATTATCATTCGTTGCATAAAAAAATACCCATGTTTTAATTCGTTAACATGGGTATTTATACGATTTAACTTTTTAAGTAGAGTATTATTTAATCAGTCCGCGTTCAACCAACTCTCTATAATTCTCAATCTTCTGTCGTTTAGGGCCTTGGGGAGTGACCTTTGTCCTTATATGTATAAAGTTTGCACGTTCAACATCTGGTTCGAACGAAGAGTAGTTCCACATTTGTCCATCGAGATAGTTACCCTTCTGTGTGTGGGACATCCCAAGTTTATGTGCGAGAGTGTGCATGACACCTTCATCGACCCAGTTCTGTTTATACTGCAACACGATATTATCGGTCAGTACACTACGAAACTTCCTACGTTGTTCTCGTGTGAGTTTGTAGATAGAACCACCCCAGTAAGGTGCACCTTCATTGCCCCAAACAACACCTAATGTTTTCGCAATACCTGCACGTAGTTTAGTTTGAATCTCGGTATGCCTACCTATACCTTCACACTCAAAAATGTTTTCAGAACAACCCTTACGAACAAACATATCGGCATCGACCATAACGAGATTGTCATAGTCATCCCATCTCTCATCTAACATGAGTAGTTTCTGTAGTTCTGGTCTCACAGACAAAGAAGTGAATTGGTCTCCCAATACAAGTTCATAGTCCGCACCGACCATCTCAGCGTACTCAGAGATACTCTTAGATGAGAGTTTGGCTAGTTCGTTGAGTTCTCCAGACCAGTGTTGTAGGATAATATTTTTCATTATGTATTCTTAAATCGTGTGTTAAATAGGTGTTCAAGAAGAACTGCATATCCGGTATGCGCGTCTTCGTCAGGGTGACCGTGTGGTCTAATAGTATAACCCTTCATAGCGAATCCGAAGAAATCTATATGTTTCCCTAGACCTATACGACTAGTGTCCTTTAATGCACCAAGGGAGTCTTCGACATAGTTCATCCAGTTTGTCCAAGGTGCCTCGGTCTTGCGATATCTAGGTTTCATAGTCTCTAGTAATCCTTCCCACATTCTTTCGTGGAAGACTCCCTGTATAAGTTTGATACCAAGTTGGTCACACAACCATTGCATATGAGTCATATAGTTTAGAGTTCGAAGTATACCCGTTCTTGTAACATCATAGTAATCATAGTACTGATCCATTACCTTTTCGAGTTCTGGTTTAAGGTTGTTTAACCTAGAGGGAGATATCTGAGTCATACACTGATATCTTTTGATATTACGAACAGTCTCATAATCTGCGACATGATTTTCTGCGACCTCTTCTCTCTGCCACGCAGACCATAGTATTACAATATGGGTAGGAAGTTCTTTGCATGTTCTGAGATAGTCCGTGGTATCTCGAAATATCTTAGAATTACACGCACCACAAGTCGCTAGATTAATATGGGGCATATCCATAGACTTTGCTAATTTATATGTGAATGTGTGTTCGTCATGGGTAGGAGGTTCTTGGTCATAACCATCCAATTCATCTCCCCAAACAAAACTACACCCATTAGTCAATAACATCAAAACCACCTTCTTCTTTTTGAAATTTGATGTATCATATTTGCATACTCGGTATGAGCCACCTCATCCGCGTGACCCATAGGTTTGACAGTTCCCACATTATACGAAAGACTAAAAATGTCTGTATAGTATCCCAACCCAATTTTACACTCGGGTCTCAGATAATCAAGAGAATCTATCATTTCAGATTTATAGTCAGAATAACCATCACTCTTCATAGTGCTCAAGATGTTCTTGTATAGGTCACCGTGTATAACACCCTGAACCACTTTAATCCCTAACTGGTCACACAACCACTGTATATGTTTCATGTACATCATACCGTGGACAATCTGAGTGTGCATAGATAATACTTTTTCAGTATATAGTCTTAGAATATCAGTTCGTTCGGGGTGTGCATCATCTCCAATCTCCCATCTCAAAGAAGAGGAACCATGGAATGGAATGACCTGATTCATATTACATTCTTGAGGGATGTTTATATTTTTATCCGACTCAAGACGAAAGGGTTCACATATCTCAAACCTACCCCAACTACTCCATGTGATAACCAAGAGGTCAATGTCTCGGTCATCTTTCTGGAGGAAGTCAAGGGTAGTTCGAAATATCTTGGTGTTGGACGAACCGTTGGCCGCGAGGTTTACATACTTCTTACCTAACATGTCCGATAGTTTGTATGCATACGTGTGGTGATGATGGTAGTCTTCACCTTCAGTGTTTCGACTACCGTCTAACTCATCACCGTATGTAAAGGAATCACCGTTATAAAGTATTATTCCCATGTTCCAAGTCATGTATGTAAAGTTGAATTAAACCATAGTGCAATACTTTGATGATGTCTTTACGCCACTCGGCAGGAGTCTCACCTTTCTTACCATAACGTTTCAGATACTTCTTCGCATTACCGATACAGAAACCTGTACCATGACCGTCATCAATGATGTCTTCGGTTGCCTGAATCTTACCACCGGCATAGTGTTGGTCATATGTCTTATCGATGTATGACTGTAGTTCTTGAATCAACTCACCTTCACGGAACTTATATTCAATACGAGGATTATAATCATTTGGATTGAATGTATTGAATTGATACGTGTCCGAAAACACCTTCCAATCATCGGACAAAGGAGGATTATTGTCAACATAGGTGATATCATCTACAGACAATTTAGTGTTCTCATATGCCTTATCCCACTCGGCAGGAGTCGCATCATTCAGACTGCGACCACCTACGGTAACATCTCCATAATATTCTGAACCAGCCATTAGAACAACTCCTCATATAATGCTTCAAGGTCTTCGTACTCGGTACGAACTTCTGCCATGTTTGCTTTGTGATAAATCGTAGCAAGTTTGCGGATGTGTTTCTTATCCACACCATGATTCTCAAAAGTAACTTGGACGATATCTTTCATCAAATCTTTCTCTGCATCAATGCGAGTCATACTATCAGATAGTTCTTTAATCGCACCTGCAACTTTCTTTTTATCTTCGGGGGTCAATGTAATCATTCTGTTTCTATATCCTCAATTAGTAAATCACGTAAATCTCGAGCCTGTTGGTCACGAGGGTCACTTCTTCCATACCCGCAAAACTTGTATGCGAGGGTAATTCTGTCTTCTCCTGCATACGCAGAATGCCAACATAAGTTCTCAGGTTCATCTTCGGGTGCAAAGTAGAAGTGTCTACACTGCCATCCTGCGACATCCTGAATAGTTACAATCTCACCTGTATCATTGTCACGGTACTTGAAGTATCCATTACCACTCCTAGACCAAGTGAATAGTACCTGATAAGCAGATGCATCATAATTAGTGTGCCATCCCACGAATCCGCCTGGCGGATAGTAGGATAACAGTGCGGATGTATGTGCACCAATCTCTGCTGCAAAGTCGTACTTGACACGTTGCATATAATCTTTCCAAGAAGGGTCATGTCGAACCATCTTAGAGATAGGTTGTGCAAAATGTCTATCCGGTACACCAACCAGTGTATCACGTGATAAACAGTTTGTCAAGTATTCCTTGGAACAAAAGTATTCACCGTTGGTCTTATCTTCTTCTTCACTGTATACATGAAAGTCAGGATTGGAATAGTCGCGACTAAAGAAGTCCTCGACAAAACCATCAAGGGTCTTTAGTAGTTCTTTGTTCCGAATTACAACTTCACTCATCACTTATTCCGTATCTGATATGGTTGTACCATAATCTTTCATGACCATAGTACATAACAAACTTAATAACCAAATCTGCAAAGAATACTGCACCAACCGCTTTCATCGGTAGACCGAAGAATAGTGCAATACCCGCAGTGGTCACTGACGCAATTATGCGCCAAGTAACCGCCTTTGCAAGATGTCTCTTATACGATAATACCACTAGTGGCCTCAATCCAAGCCTTCTCGAAAGACTCATTGGTTGGTACCACAAAGATGACATCGGTAAATGTCAAGGTCTTTGGGTTCTCGACCGCAGACATACACACACCACGACCAAAACCAATCTGACCATCCGGACTCTTCACGATTAGACGTGGGTCTTGTACATGAATAGAACCAGCATCAATTCGGTCTAGTCGAGCGATATACTCACCCACACCCGTCATTATTGTAACAATATCATTCTTCTTCATTTTCTTCTCCTACCTTTTTATTTAAAATCCATGAACCATTTGTATGAAGTTCCCATTTTACCACATCACCTACCTTCAAGTCAAGCGATTCCATTATCTCATCATTAAATTCAATACACAATTGTCCATCATCATCTTCAACAATAGGACATGTATAAGTCTTATTCGCTTTCATTCATCACCGCCTCTGCTATATCTGGGAAATGTACCTTAACATGTTCCCAACATTGTTCTGCAACTATACGATGTTCCTTCTGAGTCTCGATACCCATACGCAACTTACAATAGTGAATCCACGAACGCAGACTCCCTGCCATGTACAATGTAGTATCGGTCAGACCTTCGGGCAGTAACGCACGTGCCTGTTCTTTTGCAATACCCATATCGAGTGCTTTCTCATACTCTTTCTGAGCCATCCAACGAACCCGACTCTGAGCGTGCATCCACTCATGATGGATATGTTGGTCATCAGTCTCATTAGATGCCTGACGGTTCTTCTCATCCTGTAGACGTGGTTCACGTGTAGAGAACTCTTCACTAACCGCATACCGTTGAGAGAACTCTTGAAATGAAAACGAACGATGACGAAGAATCTGACGTGAGATATCTCGAGTTGTTTTGATTTCAAGGGTCATGTGCACCATTTCAAACGGTGACCAATGTTGGTGTTTTGCAAGATACCGCAATAGTTTAGGTGCGGTCTCACTGTTATTTTGATTTGTAGGATTAGACACACGTGCAGTATATGCGATTAGTTCATTCGCATCCCAACACCCTGTCACACCCACATTAGGTTTACTTATAGCAACCAGATTTGCTTCACTCATCTTTTTCCTCTTCGTCCTCGTATTCAATTGCACCATCTTTAAACATATCGTTATCTTCGAAAAAAATTACTGCTGTTTCGATACCCTTCTGTTTACCTTCTCTATACCCCCACCAGAATGCGAGGAGCATACACCCCATGGTCAATAGTGTTTGTCCGATTGGTGTCATACTCTGAACTCCCCAAATTTATTTTCTGCCTTGAGTCTCTGACCAGAATTTGAATTATCAAATGCAGGGCCATTATCCTCTTCTCGGTTCAACGGAGAACTATTTTGGTCGACATCAAATAAACGCATCTTCGAACGGTCAATACCAACAACAAATCGTTGATTACTAGTAGGGTCATTGTACCTATTCTTCAACTGTTTGACCAGTATCTGACCATTGTTTGCCAACTCTTCGTTACTTATTAATGCAAACATTAAGTCAGCAGTAGCAGGTAAACCAAACGACTCGGATGTATCCTCGAGTCCAACGTCATCATTAGAGAAACCAGAACGGGTCGTTTGAGTCGCAGATACCACCGGCACATCGAACTCTACCGCAAGACCACGCAGTTCTTCTGCGATACTCTTGATGTAGGTATACGAGTTGATTGCACCACCCATTGCCTTCATACGAGAAGATGAACAGATATTTAGATAATCAATATAGATGATATCTGGAACAAAGTTCTTCTTCAGTTTCAACTCATTTAGTAACGCACGGAAGTGTGACGCATTCGCCTGTCCGGTCGGATACTCTTTGATGATGAGTTTACCTTGGGTCTTCTGTGCAACATTCAATACCTTCTGGGTGAACATATCCTTGGATAGATTCTCCAACTGGTCAATAGGTACGTTCAGTAGGTTCGCATCGATACGTTCTGCAATACGTTCCTCAGCCATCTCCATGGTAATGTACAACACATTCTTACCTTGAGATAGAATTGCACCCGCACAGTGACACATGAACAGAGACTTACCGACACCTGTACCTGCAAGTGCAATGTTCAGAGTCTTGTTCGGTAAACCACCTTTGGTAATCTGATTGAACAGGTCAAGGTCAAATGGAGTACGTTCTTCTTGTTCATGGTAGAAGTCGAAACGACCTTCCATGTTATCAATATAATCGTGACCGATGTTAGTATCAAAAGTAACAGATAGTGCCTTACTCAGGATATCAGGTAATGCATTCTTAGTAAGTGTCTGGTGTTTACCATCGATTACTTGAATAGATTCCATGATTGCATTGTAGACCGCACGGTCTTGACACCACTTCTCGGTACGGTCTAACAACCATTCAAGGTTCTCCGCTTCCGGTGTAAAGATATTTGGTAGGATTTCTACTGCATGTCGGTATTGTTCATCATTTAATCGATTACCTTCATCAATCTCAATCTTGAAGGATTCCATAGTGGGAAGTTTATTATACTTGGCAATAAACTTGGTGAACTCTTTGAAAAGGGACTTGTACGTCCCCTCAAAGTAATCAGGGTCTAGAAAGGCTGCAACCTTACGTGCATACCCATCATTAGTCAATAGATTCCGAAGAATCGTCTGTTCCAATTGTATTTCCATCATTATCCTTAGTCTCAGTTCCGTACACCCATCCCTCACTAATACCACGTTCTAGGATATCCTCGAGAACACTACCAGAGTATTCTTGAAGACCTTCATCATCAGAACTCAAGTGGGGGTCAGGGGAAGTGACAACGCGAAAGTCAAAGGTAAGACAATCACGTTCCCCGTCATACTTGATAGTTCCGAAGCGAAGTACAGTTTCGGAGAATTTACCACGCAGGATTCTTACATCCCACGCGGCCTCATTATCTACATATTCAACAGGGATTAACTCATAGTCAACCCCTTCACTCACCTTGTCGATATTAATCATTTACATCTTCACCATCTATTTGTACTATTATATCAGGATCTACTTGCATTGGCAATCCAATTTGATATTGTTTCTTAATAAAGTCTGCAAAGTCCGTAAATTCCCAAATAGGTGCCCAGAACTCATCGGTCAGGGTATCTTTCTGTCGAACCTTCGGGTCAACTAGTTCTCCGGTATTTTTATCTACACGTTGGTACCAACCATTACTTGGTTTGAAAACATATCCACCGGCAAGAGCAACATCAAGTAGTCCAGAGTTCTTCTCGACACCACCATCCCAAGATACTGAGATAGGAATCTTAGACTTCTCTTTGAGGTAACGAGACTTCTCGATGTTGATTACGAAATCATAACCAGTCACTTCGGTACCAGTCTTCGTCTGTCTACGACCAATAATCCAGATAGTATCGGCACTATAATAGATACCAGTACCACCACCAACAACATCCTTCGGAAAGAGACCGATCTCTTTATAGGTGTGATTGATAGCCAACATAGGAATATTTTTCATTGCAAGGTATGGTGTTGACATACGGAACAAACCCTTCAGTGCCTTCGCACGTGACATGTCCGCAACACCCTTCTCTGCCAATGCATCATCAAGTTCTTTCTTAGACGCAAGGTTACCAATAGAATCGATTACAATGATAACTTCATCATCACGGTCAATCTCTTCTAGTTGAGAGATAAGGTCAAACTTTAGTTCTTCTACATTCGTGATAGGAGTGTGAAGAACACGACTAGTGTCAATTCCAAACTGTTCAAAATAAGATTGGGGTGAACCGAACTCACTATCGTAGAATAAAATAACTGCATCTTTTCTCTCCCGTAAGTATGCACCAGCCATAAGTAGTGCAAATGATGTCTTAAAGTGTTTAGATGGCCCTGCGAGGACAGTCAGTCCAGGCGTAATACCACCGTCAATAGAACCGGACAATGCGACATTGACCATAGGTACATCGGTGGAAACCATATCCTTTTCTGTGAAGAACTTACTCTTTGACATAACCTCGGCACTCTTGACCTTGGAGTTCTTCTTCAATTTATTCATTATACTCATACGTCTTCCTCATCTCCAAATGATATATTATTTACTTTTTCACGTTCATCTAACTCGTATATTATACGATATTTGTTGTTGATTGTCAATACATTTTCCAACAATTCGAACTTATTATCTTTCCCGCGAGTCTCCGAGAATCTCAACAGTGCCATCGTATCCTTGGGAAGACACGCACCACCAAACCCACGTTTCTTATCTGGGCCAGGAACTCTGGTATGTTTTATTCCAATACGGTCGTCCGCACCCATTGCACGGGTAATCATATTGTAACTACAATCAAAAGAATCCACCACATCACGTAATTGATTGAAGAAGGTTAGTTTAGTTGCAAGGAATGCATTGGTCGCATACTTCACGAACGATGCCTCACAACCAGACATTCGATAATACTTATCTGACTTACATGCACTGAAGATGTCATAGACTTGTTGAAGTTCATCACACGCAGCAGGAGTACCACCGAATACATGATGTTCCGCATTAACAAAATCTTCACACGCAGACTTCTCGGTCAGGAACTCAGGATTATAGATGAACCTGTCGTAGTCTTCGGGACGAATAGAGTTGTACAGACGGTCGATGATATCTGGTGTCACTGTTGATTTGACAACAACAAATGCATTAGTGTGGTGTGTCAGTTTGAGTACCGCATCCTCTACGATAGACGCATCTACAAAACCTGTCTCTGCATTCTGCGGAGTAGGTGCACAGATAAAGACCACCTGTGGTTTCCAGTCAATCAACTGGTCAATGTTTGTACCATCTTTAGGGTCAACAATAAAGTGTTCTACCATAGGATGATAGAATGCGTACTCTACTGCTTTACCCACGAACCCATGTCCTACAATTCCCATTCTTAGGGGATTATTAGGACTTACAGGTTGTGGTTTGTTTTCGGTCTCACCCTGTTGTGGGACGTGTTGGTCGAAATCATCAGCCATTATATACCTCGTTATACAATTGGTACCATTTATAAAATTCTTTCACACCTACACTCACATCGGTCTTAGGTACATAACCAAGTGCTTGGAGTTTCTCGGTGTTCGCCCAAGTCTCTAGAGTGTCTGCGGGATGTTTGGGAGCGAGATTCTTAATTGCATCTTTACCCACATTCTTCTCAATCTCTTCGATGAAACTCATCAAAGGAACTTGTTTACCCCGACCAATATTAAAGACCTCACCTGCATCAATATCATTGTTCAGTACAACTTCAATACCATCAAGGATATCTTCCACGTAAGTAAAATCACGCTTCATATCCCCATAATTATACACGGTTATTTCTTTCCCGTCAAGTATATTCTTGGTGAAATCAAACAGTGCCATATCAGGACGACCCCATGGCCCATAGACCGTAAAGAACCTCAGACCAATAGTATGCAGAGTAGAACCTTGGAACTGACATTCGTTAGACCATTTAGTCCAACCATAAGGGTTCAGTTGTTTACCTGTCTCTCTACCTTCTGTCCACGGAATCTCTGAACCTGCATAGACACAAGAAGTTGACGCATAGACGATACGAGCATCAGGTGCATGTTTCTTACATGCGTCAATAAGATTCTGAGTACCATCGATGTTGTTTGCATGATATTGTTTTTCTTTACCAAACGAATCACGCACACCGGCATGTGCTGCAAGGTGAATAATATCTGTAGGATTAGTACCTTCGATGACATCGTTCATCTGTTCTTGATTACGCAAATCTACATCCAATACATCAATATCAAAGTGTTCGACACGATGATGTTTCAGGATAGGGTCATATAAATGGTCATTGTAATTGTCTATACCCATAACCCAGTGACCCTGTTGTTTCAACCTGTTACATAGTTGAGACCCGATGAATCCTGCCGCACCTGTTACTAAATATTTCCTCATTATCCGTTCCTGTAAATATATTCTAATGCTCTGTCTGCTTCTACAGTCAGAGGACGATTTTCGTACCAGTTACCTGTGTCACGGTCAAAATCTTTACACATGTTTGCAATCTGTTGAGAGGTTATAGGATAACCCTGTTTGACTGCATTACCCGCAACCGCAACCATAATCTGATACATCTTGACATACCAACCCGTTCCGGTAATCTGTTGATATTCCGCACCCAACCTTCTAGGCCAAAACGGACAATCACTATAAGACACCCAATTGAAGTTGGTATTATTTAGACTGTTCTTACGATATGCAACTACCGCCTTCTGCATATCTGGTGGTAATCTATCTAGGAAAGAATTACCTGTCTTCTCAACATAAGGATATTTCGCAATCAGTTCACTTACGTTAAGTGAATTGCCGCCATTGTGATAAAAGATAAAACTATTAGCATTTGGGTACCTAGCAGGTACGTAATACATTCGTGCAAGGTCTTTCGTCTGCGGATCTCCAATGTCTCCCAAGTGCGTGTTGATAGCGTGCCAGAACGCTTTAATTCGTTCACGCTCGATAATTTCGTCAGTTCGAAATACGAGACGAAACTTAGGAAAGTCGCTACGACTACCAGCAGTGCTGTAACAAACAAAGTCATAATCTCTAAAATCATCAATTAGTTGCTCCTTTAAAGAAATAATATCATTAGGATAAACATGGTCATCCACATCAACACAACACCAACCACCCCAATATAAAGTAGACTTATTACTACGCGTACTATCGGTTTCAAAAACAGCAGGAGTAATAAGAGGACTAGAATTTCTACCACCTTTTTGTCCCTCTTGTTCAGACAGCCCGTACAACAAGTCAACGAAATTGTCCCACGATTCGAGAGACATTTTCCGATGAGTCTTGTTGTCAAACTGATTTTTAAATATAGTTAATTCATAATTCATAAGGACATTATATCAAAATGGGTCAAAGGTGTCAACCCTTTTATCATATTTTAAATGAGTATGTTCACCATCTGCATAGACATAACACAAGAACACTTGTACATGTTCATTACCATCAAATGGTTTTCTGGTATGAAGAACTTTAGTGCCCTCGTATATAACACCGTCACCTTGGTCTAGATGAACATCGACCGGAGAAGTAGCACCCAATATTATAGGCCATGGGACACCATCGTTCTTCAGGTTAATAGATATCACCAACTCACATGAAGGTCTGTCTAGGTGTTGGGGTAGTCTGTGACCATTCCTATACACCCTACAGTAACTAAATGTGGGTAGTAATTTCTTACCCACAATCTTTTCTAGTTTATGTCTCACATAAAATAACAGAGAGTCTGTTCCGGAGTATCCGTGACGTTGGAATGCGCCCGGAGTTATGTTGTCTCCCATATGTTCTTCGGGTGTATTATTTTCCAGTATAAGAATAGACCCTGCAAGTACTTCACAAAGGTCTTTACTTATAATACCCTCTACCTTTTTATAATTAACCAAAGAAGTCCTCCAGTGATGACTGAGGTTCAGAATCCCAACCGACCGCATCCAGAATGGGAGTGAGTGGGTCAAGGAATGTTTTGTTGAACATCATATCATAATTGATATATTTATCTAGTCCCAATTCACGGGGAAGGTTTAGTGGATAAGAGATTACATTCTCACCGATTGGATTAGGCATCTTCAGGTAACAAAACTTAATCTTCTCACCATTCTTGATAGTCTCGTACCGTTTGGTCAGAGAACTTTCCTTGAGTGCTTTGTTGAACATCAACGCACCACGCACGTGGATAGGAGTACCTTTCTTGTACACACTCTTACGGTCAGACCATTTGGTCACATCCGATACACCCCGAGGAAACGAAACCGCTTCGGGCGGTAAGGTCTTAAAATGGGACTTAAAGTCCGAAATGTATCGTTGTGTGTCTACTTCGGTACCTTCTACGATGACCCGAAATATCTCTTTGAACTTGTCACGGACAACCTGCGGAGTACTGGACTTGATTGCCTCGATACCCATCATCTTGAGTTTGGGTTCTGCGTACTGGACACCCTCGTTATTGTGCACGTTCAGGATGTAACGTTTCTTGGCCATCCAGATGCCACGGTCTGCGATTACCTCCCGTTCCATCTCCATGCGATTCTCATAGGCATTGGTCGCTAGTGCCATATCCGCATAAGACTTTACAAGGATTTTCTCGAAGTGTTCCGAACAGATCTTGTCGAGAAACTTTACCGGATTACTAGGAGAAAACTTATCAACGAGATCCCCCATACGAAGATAAACAGAATCGGTGTCAATTGCCACAACGTAGTCTTCATCCGTTTTAAGAAGTTTTTGCATTTCATTGTTTACTGCTCTCTCCGCCCATTTGATTGCAAGTTGACCAGCAAGAGTAATGGACTCTGCAACTCTTTGGTCGAAATATCTGAACCAACGATTCCCGAGGGCACCATAAAGTGAATTCATAAGAATTTTAATTGCCATCTGTTGATTATTCAGAGAAGTTATGGTATACTCTAGAGTTTTAGATGGGTTAGTCTGCATCTCCTGTTGACATTCCAACATCTTCTTCTTGATTACTCTACGTTCCGAGTAATACATTTTAATGATTTTGGGAACCACACCTTCTTTATCTTGGGCGAATCTAACACCAGTGGGTGCAAGAGCATAATCTAGATTCTGGTCAGTCAGGTCAACCGAACCGTCCAGAAACTTATCGACCGAGACATTGTTAACGAATCCGTCCATTACCGTCTCGGGTGACATATTGTATTGTACAATGATGTTAGGATACAGAGATGCCAAATCGAATGAGGTTACCCAGTCGTGCGAACCAACCTGTGGGTCTTTCACGTAACCGCCAGGATATGAGGTCTTGGGTTTCTCAATCTTCTTAGGAACCGCAACCTTGTTCTTATTCAGAAGTCGGTAGATGATGGTGTCCCAGATAGCAGTCGTACCCAGAGTATCGTTATAGTTCACACCCGCCTTGTAGGCCATGGTCAGGATTAATGAAATCAAATCAAGTTTAACATCGAGGAGATGTACCAACTCAACGTCTTTGATGTTATAGTCAATGAACTTCTGGAAGTCATTCTCATACAGGGCAAACAGAGAACCATGTTCCTCATAGGATAGTTTGCGTTCACCCAGTACTACGTGGGCGATATGGTCTAGTCGATAGGATTCTTGTTGACCCAGAGTATTGTAGGTGAACTTCTTGAAGACTTCGAGGTAGTCAAGTTGTTCGATACCCTCAAGGACAAACTCTTGGTTGGGTTTACCGTTGATGGTAGTATTACGTTCACGGATAAGACCCCACGGAGACATACGTTTCGCCATGGTATCATCACCGAGAATTTTAGTCATACGGTTAACCAGATACGGAATATCGAAGAACCGTGTGTTCCAACCAGTAATAATATTGGGGGCGTATTGTTCGAACTGACGTACAAACTTTTGAAGTAGGTCTAGTTCGTTGTCACACTTGATATAGAGTACATCATCACGAGATACCGTATAGTCTTGACAACCCCAGACCCAGTACGTACCACAGTCTTGACGCATAGTGATTGCGGTAATAGGATATGCGGCCGCGCCAGGTTCGGGGAATCCGTCCTGAGAGAAAACCTCGATATCGATGTTCGCAGTCTTGATGAGACTGCGGTCATAGTCAATCTTATCGGGAAAGACTTCACCAATCAATTGGGCAACATAGTTAGTGTTACCTGCAATAGTAAAGTTAGAGACATGTTCGTAACGTTTCTCGAAGTCCTTCGCCTCTGTCATAGAGTCAAACGTTATTGGTTGTACGGGTAGTCCATCAAGTGTAGTCCAACCATCAGATTGTTCTGCGGTACCGGACATAAACAGAGTGGGTTTAAAAGGAATTCTGCGTTTTACTTCTTTACCGTTCTCGAAACCACGGTACAGAAGTTTGTTGCCAAAACGGACAACGGATGTATAAAAATTAGACATAGACTCACTTCTTTAGGATAATGTATATAGTATAACAAAAAGAAAGGGGGATGTCAATCCCCCGTTTGAAATAATATGCTTTCGGTCTCTGAGTATTTACCAAAGATATTCCCTAGAGTTAGGGGAATCTTTTTGAGTGTATCAGTGACGTTCTTCTTTTTGAAATGAGTATCGACTGTAGGATATTTCTTAATAATGTCTTCGTCTACAATCAGAACTCGGTCACGGTTATAGTTCAGATAACACATGAGGAAAGGAACACCTTTATTAAGGAACTTCTCCTTTCGTCCAAGGAAGTGAATCGCCTTATAGAAATGAGGCCAATCAGACTTCCACGCACTCCACCGTTCTAGGTCGAAGTTCACTATGCGTCTATCAGTAACCTTCTCTACAAGTGCAAGGTCAACTCCATAAATACCATCAGGATGAGGAACCCATTCATAGTCCCCCGACCCTATGAAGTTTTTAATATATTTTTTGAGGGGATGACTCTCACCGACCATTGTAATGAATCGAGAGATGTCCTCGGAATCGTCAAAACTATCTTGACGATCCGAGTATGAACCCCACTGTGTTTTGAGTTGTTGATTCACATGGTTCATAATTTATGCCGCCTGATCTATGACTTCCATAGTTTCATTGTCCAAACCAAAGGAAGACAATAAACCATTGTTGTCATTTAAAGCACGTCTTGTAATCAAGTAAGCGATACTTGCACGGGCATTTCCAGCTAAACGCCCTTTAATTAGATTAGTCTGTTTGGGATTGACACTCTTATATTTTTTCAAATATTCCAGAATCTCTTCTCTGTCATATGAATGATCGACATCTTCGTTTTTCATCAATAAGTATGCGAGTCCTGTGAGCAGATAACCAGACACCGTAGGTTCCTTATCATACACTTCTCGAATGATATTAGAAGACTCTATAAAGTATTCCTCTGCAATACCATCCTTTCGGAAGTAGTTGGTCTTCACCTCGACAAACCCACCCAAAGACTTGCCGGATGGATTTAGTCCTTCTACGTCAAGTTCACAGTTCTTGAAAAGATCCAGTAGTTCAAGAGCGTCCTTGTCTCCGTAGACAACTTCGGACTTGAAAATCTCTTCCTGTTTCATGGACTCGTTATCAGCATTACGTGACTTGAAGTAACGAGCTTCCTCTTTCTGACATTCCAGATCAGTCATAAACTGTTTATGCACCAACTGTGAAGTCTTGATGTGCGTCAATCCACAAAGTCCAGCCATGATGATACGGCGGAGACCATCCCAACAAAACTTCTTCTGAGACGGACGGATTGCGATGTCCACCACTCCAGCGGAGTATGGATCAAAACCATTCATTTTTTGAAGTTTGTTGATGAGTTTCTTCAGACGCACAATACGTTGATACGTCATATCAACCCAAATTTCATCTATTGCAACAACTCCTTCTTCATTAGGATTGTATTTTGCAATTGTGGTCATACCATCTAGGGTTTTAGACTTGAAGTTTTCGATACGAAGAATTGCATCGATTATTTCTTGGATACGGATTGTACCCGTTAAGTTAGCAAGTTGTCCTGTGACTTCGCTGTGTTTAGTACTCTTACTTAATTTCATATAATACTCCTAGTATCATTTTGTTTTAGAGATACAACATGCATCTCACTATTATATAGTACCAAACTATCTACAGTTTGGCAACACTTTTTTAACGAATGATATCAATTTCATCCGCATTTGTATTCCACGTTTCTAGTTTGGTACGTAGACGACCATCTGCCTTGACCTGTTCGAATCTCTTGGATGCCTTCTTGCGCCACCAAGATACGATGTTCTCCATCTCGAATCGGTCAAAGTTCTCTGCGGGTTTGAGTTCATCGGTCTTGAGGTTTAGATAGTCCTTGACTGACTGTGCCTCATAACCATAGGTAGAGAAGAAGGATCGTTTCTTCTCGGTCAAACCCTTCGCATCTTTAAAGGTTTGACAGAACTTCGCATAGGCATCCACATCATATTGTTTGAGAGAGGATTTGATAATGGATACCATCTTGGTCTGCGTCTTCAACTTACGAGAAGATGCGTCAGCAGGTACCAAGTAATCACCACCGTTCCGTTCTTTGAACCAGTCGTTCAATCTACGGAAGTTATCATCGTTGATTAGTGGGGCGAAGTTTGAGTCTGTCAAACCGTTAAAACGTAGGAATGGGCGCATACCGTCATACATACTTGCAGCGGTAGACGACCCATATAGGGATGTGGTCTCGAACATCGCAATGTTAGAACCATATCGTTTATTAATTTCTTTTCTCATTTGGTGGGAACAACAGATACCTGCGAGTAGTTTACCACCTAAAGTATTGAACGCTGCGGGCTGCACGGGGATTATGTTAAACCCCATTATAACAGAGTTATTGAATCGTTTCATCACTGCGGGATTGTACGAGTCCAGAGGATTACCCAACCATTCGTTTCGAGGACGTGAGTTGATTGTCGGAGAACCGAATCGAATCATACCGAAGATCTTACCTGAGTTCTTCTCTTTGACAATCTTCAACATCTGTTTGCCCGGAATACTAGATTCTACGGGCGCAGAAGTAACAATCTCCATGTACTGCATGAACTGGTTCTGTGGACATTCGCCAATAACAAACTCCATATCATTGGGGTGCATGTCGAAATCATCGAACAGGTCATCTTCGGGGCCCATACCAAGTAGACCCGTGGGGAACGTCTTCATACGTTCCATCTTGATTTGTCGCATATAGTCGTCAATACGGTCGAAGTTCGAAAAGAACTCCGTGAAAACATTTGCTGCGTAGAACGCATCTTCTTTAGTTAGTATCATAAATTCCTCATCTCAATGTAACCATTATATATTATTACGAGTCGTTTGTCAATCTATTATATGAAAATATTTGTGACGTGTCCATGGGTGGTCGATGAAGTTTTGTTGGTAACCATGATGGTCTTGGGTCACTGCGAGTGACTTAGAAACCACTTGGGTAGTCGGAGTCTTCCACATATTATCCGCACGAGAAGGGTCTCGTTTATTGAACGCGATACCCACCTTTCTACCAAAGAAGAGAGTGTCACAGTCATGCCATGGATGGATAACAGTATCTTCAACTCCTCGATAGTCTACCTTCTTGAGGTATGCAGTTGTATATGTAGAGAACAATCGTTGTAGTGTGCAGTATGGGCCACAGTTGATTGGGAAGTCTTTCTCGGTCAACACTTCGTACTGCCATCCCGCAGTATGGGGATGTAAAGAATAACATCCCATGAATAGTCCGAGGTTTGCATATAAGGTACCCTCTTCCTCGATACGTTTAATCAAGTCACAGAACACATCAAAGTGTTCCGCCAAGAAGAAAGTGTCATGTTCTAAAACCAAGAATCTCTCGTCCGACTCGGACTGCATTCGCATAAGTTCCCAGTGAGAACACATACCTGCTTTCTCGGTCGGTGAATGGTCATCAGGATTAGACCCACGAAGGTCTCCTACCATCAAGGAAGATTCCCAGTTATATCTTGACACATGTTCGTCAAAATGGGGACAATCTGGTGTGATGGCATCAAAGGTAATTATCTCTTCGATGACACCTGCTACAATTAAAGGTTCAAATGATTTCCGAGAGATACGTGCGTACTCCTCGGATACTTCATTACCCTTGATTACTATCTGATACGCCTTCAACTAGGGAGATTCCATTTTTCTTGGGGAAGGTTCACAATACGGTGATGAGTCTCTGCGTCTAAGTTATCTGCACCTGCAAACTGTACGTGTACAAATTTAGTAGCCTTGTTTCTCCAATCACATAAGTAACGTTCTTCTTTGTCTACTGTACGTGCGAAGTGAATGTATGAGTTCCATCCGTTGTCCATATATTGTACATCAAAGTCGCATATAAACATCATGGCGTGTAGATATGGTTGGTCACAGGTGTAGAATGAGTCTAGACCTTTTGACTTACACAACTGAAAATATAGTGCAGGGTCAACCCATTCCTTTCGTGCTTTGATACGTCCTTGTTTTGAATATAACACCATACCAGTATTGAAGACTTCAACAAGTCCATCATCGGTACGGGGTACTTCGGTACTCCAAGTGTCTCGTACCATCTGTGCCCACTTCTCATCTTGTTTAGATGTAATGCGACCCTTAGTGATTGTACGAATACGTGGTTGTTCTGGTTCTGTACAGATACCAATCTCACCAGTAAACTCGTCAAAGATATTATGCGTCAGACCTTCTACAGGAAATACATCTGTATCTACAAATAGAACATTGTCATACTTGTCAAATGATTCATCAAAGATAGGTTTGAATGCACCATAGTGCGGAGTGTAACCACCAAAGTTATAACCGAAGTGATTCTTTAGAAACTGAGGGTTCTCTTCGAATATGTACTCTGCACCAATACGTTCTGCGTATTCTTGCATTGCATATACACCGGCACGACATGATTCTCTTACTTCACCATCCCAATATTGATATATCAAATTCATACTATATCCTTAATAGATGGGGGGACTTTCACCCCCCCGTGTTTTTATACCAATGGTAGTAGTGCAAACCACATAGTAGTAAAAATAACTACTGCGGCAAAACTATTACCAAATCTTTCGATTTTACTAGTTTTCATTTTATTCCTCGAAAATTGATTTAATTTATATCGATTTTGCGAGGACGCTTCTCTTCTGGTAGGACTACCTTCAATTCAATTGACAGGATTCCGTCTTTGTGATTAGCTCCAACCACTTCTACATACTCAGATAAACGGAATTGACGTTTGAACTGTTTCTGTGAGATACCTTGATGGATATACTCACGACCACGTTTATCGTGTTTACCAGTTAGTGTCAATGTACGTTCATCTTGTACAATTTCTATTTCCTCGCGACTGAACCCCGAACACGCAACCTCAATGAGATAGTTATGTTCTTCTAATTTCACAATGTTGTGAGGTGGGTAATTATCGTTCGCATGACGACCGATAAAATCTAACTCATTGAGTAGATGTTCAAAACCCACAAAGGTCTGGCGAGGGAATAAAGTTTTAGTATTAGTCATAGTGCTCTCCTATTATTAAGCAAGATTAAATGAGTACCGGACAATCCGCATACCCGAGTCTATTTATACACCTTTATATTTAAAAGTATATTGCAGGGTCAGGATTTCCTTCGACACCGAAAGAAAACGTTGCTCTGCTTGTGGTTGGGAACACTTGATGGTGGTTCCCTCGAGGAATCCAATAGTAATCCCCCGGCTTGAATGGGACAGGTTCATCATGCAACCCATCCACACAAATCTTTATTTCACCCAGTACTTGAACAAGGAAGACATCCATAGAATCTTTGTGTCGTGGATAACTGTCAGAGTTAGGCCCGAAACCAGTGAACGCAATGTTAGTGATCTTATTACCATGAAGTGCAAAGACTTCCTGCATTGCGCTCTCTATATCCTTTGCGAACTGAGGTGCAGAAGGTCTTGTGTGAAACGAGTTGAGACCTATACGCATTTTACTTGTATTGGTGTCAAGAAGTTCCTCGGGATGAGTATCTAACATATCCATGTGGATATCCCAGTTATACTTCTCAATCAGTTCTTGCGGAAGTTTACCGTAATAAGGAGTCTTCTCTGCAATATTATCTACGTTATCCTCAAAGATGTCTACCATGTTCATATCATTTATTTCCAATATTATACTTCGGACAAAGCTCCCATTGGTCTTTATCTTTAAATCCGATAATCTTAATCATTCGCATGGGTGCACAATCTTTGGACACCTCTTTGCTTTGAATCTCTAAGAGACCCCAGTCTTGCAGTAGAGTCGCGATAGTGTTTCTACGTTGTACATCACCAAGTTCTAGGTTAGACTTCTTACCGTCCAACATGAAGAGTTCTTTGAAGTGTACGATGAAGTATCGACCCTGCTTGTGTAGGATATGACAAGACTGATATAACTTGTTATCACGTCTTGATGCAATACCTATGCGAGTAAGAGTTTCCTTTACTTTAAGGAAGTCATCCGGTTCCGCTAAAGTCACCTCCAACATCAGACCAGAGTTCCATTCTACTAAATTATTTTCTTCCACCTTTATCCACCTTATTCTTAATATATTTTAGTTGACAGGAAGAGAGTAATGGTAGGACTTGACGGGCTTTGTCATTACTATATCCATAATACTCTTTCACCATTTCAATATCATTTTCTATTTCGGGTTTAACCCATTTCGAGAAACGTTTACGTTTCCTGACTATATTTAGTAAAAATTGATATTGTAACTTATTATCAATATGGTGGTATCGATTCATTTCATTTGCAATCGCAACCGTGTCGGGGAAGTACGACAGACTGCGATTGATTACAAATGATGCGTATTTCTTTTCATTATCCGGTTCATTCATCAAGTCAACCTTGGTCGAGTTGATGGTGTTCAGGAAGTCAAACGGTGAGACGGTCTTCTTGTTTGCACCAGCCATTACGAAAATCCTTATTATAAAAGTTATACAACTTCTCCATATGTTCAGGAGATATTGCATCATTATATAGTTTCAGTGACGTTTTGTTCTCATGTAATTGAGTAATGTCACGTTCTATTTTACACGTTTCTTGGAGAAAGTCAAGTAGTTTATCCATTTCCGAGATATGAAATACCATATCATAATCTTCGGGTACACCCATATAATAACTCTGAGTATAGAAGTGATTATTCCGAAGTGTTTTATTTTCAAGACTATCTATCACTTCTCCTATCTGCATCGATATTGAAGGTAGGGTTTTACCGTTCTGTATAAAATATGCACGTTTCTGTTGGATAAATTCACATGCAGATTTGAACCTATCAATAGGGTCTCGTCTTATTGCAATGCGAACTGACCCAGTACGAAAAGGAATATCAAATTGGTCACCTTCTCGTTTAACCAACTTATTTCGATACTCCATTCCCTGAGAGTGTTCTTGGTCTAGTGTTCTACGCAGTGCCTCTTTGAGGGTAGACATACCATTCTTGGGACACATTCTGATATCAATATTATTAGGCCAATACAGGATATTGTCCGTAGGAGTCATTTCTGTGTTCATATTTTACTCACAGGGATTTCACATTTATTTAAAAAATCTAATCCTGCTGTACCCTTGGGGTATTGGTCTGAATAGTATACCTTACGGATGCCTGATTGATAGATCAATTTTGCACAATCTAAACAGGGCAGCATCGTTGTATATAGTGTAGAACCTTCGGTAGATTCTGAACTACGTGCAACCTTAGTGATTGCGTTAGACTCTGCGTGAATGACTTCTGGTTTTGTTTTATCTTCGTGTTCACAACAGTTGTCCCAACCCGATGGCATACCGTTATATCCAATAGATAGGATACGACCATCTTTTACGATGACCGCACCCACCTGTGCACGTTTTGCAGAGGACAGTTGCGCATACCTACGTGCAGTATCCATATGCGCTTCGTCCCATTTAGACACCCAACACACTCGCAAGATCTGGTTCAGAGAAAGTATCTGGTTTCATAATCTTACCTGTCTCGGGATTTTTAATCGCAACACCATCAACAAACTTAGACATGTTAGACCGAGAAACTTCTTCCCATACCGCTTCAAAGTCAATATCTAGACTGGAAGCCATACCCATGATAACCCATACCATATCCGCAAGACCATCTGCGAGTTCTACGATGTCACCGTTCCTATATGCTTCAAGGGTCTCGTTATACTCTTCGGTAATCAAATCCATATACAACTGAACTTGGTCATCATTCTCTTTAGGGTCTTTGTAGAGATGTGTACCTTGACTGCAAGGAAACTCTTGACCACCAATATACATAAACTCTTCTACATTATTTTGATAAAACGCCATTTTATATAATCTCCACATTCGCCATAATTTCGGTCATACATGCGACCAGATTTAGTTCGTGGTCAGCCACAAACGCATTTTTATATTGGTAATCCGCAAGGATTAATACCAACTGAGGAATAGATTGCGGTTGCACATTTTCATACATCGCATCGTATATACCACGGAAGATAGACGCAGGTTCTACATCCATGTTATTGACAACCCATCCACGCATCTTCTTAAAGTCTTTACCCTTGAGTGCCTTGAACAATATACCATAGTTGTCATTCGCGTCATTCAGGATAACCGAGGTTTCCAATTGACCTGAGATAGAGTGACGTTGTAGTTCGTTGAGTACACGTCTCCAGTCAGGTGCATGACGCATAATCAACTGTGCAAGGGTATCGGGGTTATACTGGACATTCTCTTGACCGAGGATATCTTGTACCCGACCCATGAATTGACCACATAATCCAGACAATATTTTCTTAGAGAAGTTAAACTCGTAATTAGAACAACGAGAATGTAATGGTTCGATGATACGGTTCTTGAAGTTACAGGTCAGGATGAACCGACAGTTCTTAGAGAACTCTTCAATGAATCCACGCAATGCAGGTTGGGTAGATTGAGGATTGAGATAGTCAGCCTCATCTAGGATAACAACCTTGTAACCACCCGAGAGTGATACCGAGGATGCAAACTGTTTGATTTTACCACGAAGGGTATCGATGTTACCCTCTTCAGAACCATTGATGACGATATAGTCAAGACCAAGTTCCTCACACATTGCACGTGCGATAGTCGTCTTACCAGTACCCGCAGTACCAGAAAACAACATGTTAGGTAGTTCACCACCTTCAACAATCTTCTGGAAGGTTTCTTTAAGTGGTTTAGGTAGGATTGTGTCATTCACATTACGTGGGCGATATTTCTCGCACCACAAAAACTCATCACGCATTTGGTACTCCATCATTTAATTAAGTAGTCATTATATCGCAAGTGGAACGATATGTCAATCTTTTCTTTTAGTTTCTGAGATATATCTTACTGTGTACACTCGTATCATTGCAACTATAAAGAACCCGATAGTTGAGATGGTCGCAAATGCAACAGGGTCAGTGATACCCCAGATGTCAATAATCAACCAAGCAAAGAGGATGCCTATAGGATAATTGATTACTGTTCCAGACCCCACAATGACTAGAGTCTCTTTCATTACATATTTGTTATAATATTTTTTCATGATAAAAAAACCCTCCTTTCGGAGGGTATCCCATTTTAACCTTCTCGCAATTTGGCGAGTACGTTTTCAGGATTAGATACTTCGTATGGGTCGTCCGGACAATTGTCAGACATACCGTCTTCATCGAACCAACGTTCAATACTCATGTTATCGATGACTAGTGCGTAACGCCAAGAACGTTTGCCGAACCCTAGATTGGACTTATCAACTAAGTAACCCAGACCATCTGCAAACTGACCGTTACCGTCAGGTAACATCTTCACCTTGATAATACCAAGGTCTTTGGCCCACTTGTTCATCGAGAATGCATCATTCACAGAAGTACACCAGACTTCTTCGATACCTTCTGCGACAAACTCATCATAGAGTCGTTCGAAGTTAGGTAGTTGTTCATTAGTGCAAGTAGGAGTAAATGCGCCAGGCAATCCAAACACGACAACCCTCTTTCCTCCAAGCAATTCACTTGTCATCTTACGAACCCATTTGTAAGGATTGTCTCCTCCAATAGATTCATCACGTTCCCGCATATGGTGTACAACATCGGGGATATATGTCTTAAACAACATTTGTTCTCCTATAATAATATGGAGCGGGTGGAGAGAATCGAACTCCCATCAAAAGGTTGGAAACCTCCTGTAATACCACTATACTACACCCGCATCGTTTGGCCTCCGAGGTAGGACTCGAACCTACAACTATCAACTTAGAAGGTTGATGCTCTATCCAGTTGAACTACTCGGAGATATTCTCTATACTTATAACCGTGGTTTTGATGATATCTTCGTAGGTACCATCTTCGGTGATAACTATAAATCGGTCACTGAGATTCCCGTTGATTTTGTCAGGCATTGTACCAACTACCTCCAAAATCACATCAGGTTCTTTCCAGTGCCTATAAGTTACCTTTACCATTACTGGTTCTGTAACTGCTCAACTAGTTGGATAGCCTCAATCGCTTGGTCACGTAACTGACCAATTGTAGTGAGTTCTTCACCTTTAAAACCACCACGTTGAACCACAGTGTCAATCACTGCAACTGTTGAACGCGATACACGGTTAGTCAAGTCTGTCAATACTGCGACACGTTCGTCTACTGCTTGTTTCTCTTCTTTACTCATCATTTATGCTCCGTAGGTTGATGATTTTTCAAGTGCGATAAAGTACTCGATTGGTGATTGTTTTGATTTGAAGTTTGAGATAAGTTTCTTAGAGATACCAACCTCAAAGTCCTCATTAACAATCTTTAGGTTATTAACATTTAGGATGAAATTAAAGTCCGCACCCTCTTCGAACTCCCCGTCAACATATGAGAAGAAACTATTAGATGTAGAATCTTCACCGTCAACAACAGTAAGTTTCACATTACCACCACTTGGGGTAATAGAAATCGAATCGTGTCCTAGGACAGAGGACGCACGTTTCAACCTACTCAATGTATCAGTATCTAGTGTGAATTTAACTTCGCACTCTGGCATGATAACATCTTTACTAGGAGTAGACAACATATCTACATCAGAGAAGTAGTACTTGTTACCACGTAGACCCGTAGAGTCAGAGATGGTAACACACTTCTCTTGGAAGTTCAGTGTAGGATTCTCGACCAAACCCATCACACTAAGGAATTCGTTTAGGTCATAGATACCAAACTCTTGGGGTACTGTCTCATCAAGGGTGGCCTTGGCGAGGATGTTCTTTGCAACTGAGATGGTTTTCAGTTCGTTGCCTTCACGGAACACAATATTAGAATTGATGTTTGCGAAGTTTTTTAGCACGGATAAGGTGCGATCAGATAGTTCCATAATTAAATCTCTCTTTTAACATTAAGTGATACGACCATTATATACAATTTACACAGGTTTGGCAACCCCTATGCTACCTTTAATTTCGAAAAGTTTTTCTCTTTTACGAATTCAAGTCTACGTTGGAACTGAGCATCCTCGAGTTCCGCCTTGTGAGAGATAACAAAAACATTAGTCTCTTCACCTAAACTATACAGTATTTTCATCAGGTTGTCAACCCCATCGTCATCCAAAGATGAATCAAATGTTTCATCAAGGATTAATAGGTTGGTAGCAACCGAGTTCTTCATCTTCGCAATCTGTCTCCATGTGAACAGTAGGGACAAATCGATACGTTGTTTCTCACCCTCAGAGAATGAGTCATACGAGAAGTTATCACGGAAACGTGAACGGATAGTCTCGTTGAAACTCTCGTCCAGATCAAAGTGTACAAAGAAGTCAAGTATCTGTAGGTACTGGTTGGTCAACTGATTGATGACCGGAATGTACTGTTTGATAATCTTAGTCTTAATACCAGTATCTCGCAGAAGTTCCGCACTCACCTGTTGATACGAATACTGTTCGTTCAGTCGGTACTTCTCATCCTGAGTATCGTGTAACTCCTTGGACGCACTTTCTAACTCTTCGTTGGCTGTCTTCAGGTCACCTGTGTTCTCAGATAGACTATCGATGTCTGTACGGATACGCGTGATGTTATTATTCAATCGAGAGATAGTAGAGTTGTTATTATTCACCTCGTTGTGTAGGTTTCGAACCTCGTCCATCTCGGACTGTAGTTCAGACAAGGTAGTATCAAACTCTGTCATCTGTTCGGTAGATTTAGACATCGCATCATTAAGAGACTTTGCACGCTGGGTAGCATTAATCTTCTTACGTTCCCGAAGTTCTTCTGCAATACCTTGGTCGCACGTAGGACAGTGTTCATTCTCATCAAAGAACTTAGCTTCCTTTACGACAGTCTTAATCTGAGTCTTGAAGGTTGACTGGTATTCCAATAACTTATTACGTTTCTCGGTAACAGACAAAATCTTATTCTGAGTATCCTCTAGACGAATAGACACACTACCCATGTGGAGAGTATTGAAGTCTTGTAATGTCGCAATCTCGTTCTGTAGAGAGATCATCTCAGACTCTTTGTCCTTACGATGTTGTGCATTTACCGCAGACAAATCACGCAGATATTTCTTCTGTGCATTGATTTTGGTCTTACAGATTTCTATCTGGTGACCATTGGCCTTGATATTCTCTCGGAGGATAGACATCTTTTCTTTCAATAGACCATTCATCTTAGAGAAGATATTGATGTCGAGTAAGTCCTCGATAACCTCACGTCTCGCACTTGATGATAGTTGCATAAAAGGTACAAATGAACTTGAACCCAAAACAACAATCTGGTGGAAAGACTTGTGGGTCAATTTGAGAATATTCTTCTCTAACATTTGTTGGTAGTCTTTGGCATGGGCACTCTGGTTGACCATGTTACCCCCAACCCACACCTCAAAGATGTTTGGTTTGATGCCACGGACAATCTTATATTCCTGTGAACCAATAGAGAACTCAACCTCTACGACTGTACCCTTACCGTTGATAGAGTTTACCAACTGTGGTTTGGATATCTTACGGTGCGGTTTACCAAACAGACCAAAGGACAGTGCGTCCAACATGGTAGACTTACCTGCACCATTATGACCCACGACCAATGTAGTAGGAGATTCAGTAAAATCTATATTAGTAAATGCATTACCAGATGATAGAAAATTCTTGTATCTGAGTTTCCGAAAATTAATCAAGACTTCCGTCCTCTTTCAATCCGCACCAACTACAGGCCTGACCCTGTTTAGTCGATAACTTCACATTTTTAATTTTACAGGTATGACTCCAAAATGAGTCAACCGTGTCTACTCGTTCTTTGTTCTTACCGAAGATACGATCCCAACCTGCATCATAGTCTTTATTCGAACCCTTAGTTCTGAGAGTATCACCTGTAATATCATTTTTAGTTGCCATCTACATGACCTCCATACTCTGAGCTTCCGTCATAAGAGCGGTTATCTCAGTTTTAATTCTGTCCCGATCCAAGTCGGTACTCACATTGTCAATATAATTATATACTAAAGTTTGGGTGTCGTCAACCTTTATGTTGTCATCTTCTACATTTTCTCCGAGGAAGTCTTTGAAATCCTCTGCAATCTTCAGTTCATGTATCTTCTGTTGTTGGACTCGGTCAATGAATCGTTCGAACTCTAATGCATTTCCCTTGTTGACCACAATGACCTTGACGAACTTATTATCTAAGTAAGACATATCTTTAAATTGCAATTCACCGATAGATTCGTGGTCATAGTAAATCTTCTCGAAGATGGTGAGAGGATTACGTACTGCTTCTATTTCTCTTGTTTTGGTATCAAGGACATGGAAGTGTTTAGGGTCACCACAATCATTCCAGAAGAATTCCATCTGTGCACCAAGGTAGTGAATATTACCCTGTGATGATTTGGCGTGGAAGTGTCCGGTCAGTACAGTCTCGAATCGATCAAATACAGACTTGTCCATACCATCCTTACAGACCTGACCACGAGCCATCTCGAATCCAGATAGTTCTAAGTGTGCGCCCACAACAGTTGCTTTTGTATTAGAGAGAAACTCAAGTGTCTCTTTTTCATTCTCGGAATTAATCCAAGGTACCAGTGCAACCGTAAGACCGTCATACTTCATTTCGGTAGGTTCCATGATAAGGTTAACCTCATTCATGTAGTGACCCTGAAGTTCCTTCAATGCATTCAACTCATTGGTATTCTTATAGTACACATCGTGGTTGCCCGGAATGATGTCCATAGTAATACCATACTCACGCAACTTCTCTAAGAAGATTTTGCGGTTATGAGATAAGGCTTTGAAGTTGACGGTCTTACGGTTATCGTAGTAATCCCCCAAGTGGAGGATTTGTGTGATATTGTTCTCTAACAGATAAGGAAAGAACACTTCCGAATAGAAACGTTCTTGGTAGTCCATAAAAATGTCAGATGAGTTACGACATCCACAGTGTGTGTCGTTTAGTATTGCGATCTTCATAATATACTCATTTTATTAATAGATGTTACTATTATACATGATAAAAATCAGTTTGTCAAGTGAGAAAATCACTCAGGTCAGAATCGACATTAACCGCACGTCTCTTACGTTCTTTCTTCTCTTCTTTGACATAGGTCTTGAACTGAGTGTCCGCTTCCTTGACAGTGTCAATACGAACACGTAATTGTTCAACAAAAGGTTGACTTTGTTTAATGTCTCCCAATTCATCATCAATGAAGTTCGATATATCAGCTTCAGCCATATACTTCATTTTGATGTCTTGTTGTTTCTTCTCTTTCTGAATACGTCTTAGGAAGGCATACCATGATATCTGTGTAAAGTACGCAAATGCATTTGGATTCCCAGAACGAGTCGCAGCGTCAATATCGTAGTTCTCTATCGCCTTGAGACAATTCTCAACCGCATCCATTACCATCTCTTCGCGGTAGGTGTACCTAACAAAGTTAGCTTTATGCGATAGTCCCTCTGCAATCTTTAGGAAACAAGATGCGATATAGTCGGTAACGATTGGTCGTTCGTTTCCGGACTTGGATGCATCTTGTACACTTTTACAGTAGTCAACCACAGATTGCGAGAACTCTTTATTATTGACGTAATGTGGTTTATCTTTTGGTTTCATTTGGTACTCTCACTTTATATTTACCCTATTATACTATGAAAGGGTATGAATGTCAAGGGTTAATTGTGTATTTCTCGTCTTAACCAATCTTCTGCTTTCTTTTTTAACTCTTCTTCGTGGGTGACTTTCATACCCATCAGGGGGTCTTTCATGGATACTCGTTTGCGGAGGTCACTGGTGGAGAAACGATGGTCTCTCCTATTAAAGTATATCTCTATACCACGGGCCGCACAAGTTGCACGTCCGGTGAAGGTCTTGTCTTTATATTCACTACCGATGATTCTCACATCGATATCGACCATCTTGAGGATGTCCTCCAAGTCTTTTTCGGTCTGGTATGGGATTATCTCATCCACATACTTAACCGCAGAAAGTTGAGTATATCTTTCAACCAACGTCTGGACGGGAGAGTTTTTTTCTGAACGGTCTGTAGAAGGGTCTATCTGAAGTGCGCATATAAGGTAGTCACACTGTGTCTTCGCTTCACGTAACATCGATATATGACCTGCATGTAACAAATCAAATGTAGAGGCGGTTAAACCAACTTTCATAAAATAATCCTAAAATAATTAAAAATATAACTTGACATAATCTTTTTTATGTGGTAGAATAAGACTGTTGTCTGCCCCCCAGTGAATATAACGATTAGTGAATCGTTGGGAACTTAACAACCTTACCTTTATCTTCATCTTCTGTAATTCCTTCTTCCTCTTCACCCCAAGTACCATCTTCAACTGGTGCGTCCATCATCGATTGTACAGCACCATAGTACTGTTCATACAAATCATTGATTGGATTTGCAACTGCAACAATCTTATCCATCTTGACAAGGGTAAAACGTTCAGAGTCGTCTTGGTAACACATAAAATATTTGAACGACCACATACGACTACCATCTTCCATCGTATTGAATTGAATAGTCAGTGCATTTCGTATAATGATATCCTGTTCGTCTTCCTCGAGGATTTCACACATAATCTCTTCGCCAGTAACCAGCTTGAGTTGTTTAACTTTCTTCGAATCATATATCATCATCGTTTCCTTTTAGGTCTATCTTATATATCCTATATTTAAACCCCTCCCGCGTGTACATCTTAACACGTTCACCCGAGTGGTTAAGGGTAAAGTTACGATGACCTTTTAAGGATAAATCATCAGCAATATCAAACAACTTGGTAGTACTACCATCATCAGACTGACGTAAACCACGTCCAATACTTTGGAGTACCTTGACTTGGGATTTACTTGGAGTCGCAAATACGATGTTATGTAAATTCCGTATATTGATACCAGTACTGAAAGTACCGAGACTAGCAACAATAATTGAATCATTTTCTTTCTCCACGATCCCCCGAATCTTCTCTCGGTCAGAGGTGTCGACTTCACCGGACACATAAAAGACTTTTCTGTCTGTGTCAGATGTTGCATCATTAATCATGTCGTAAAGAACCTTACCGTGTTTCTCTACGAACTGAAACATGACCAGAGTGTTACCTGTCTGGTCAGTTGCAAGTTTAGTAATGAACTTGTTTCGGCGTTCATTTGTAACTATGTAATCAATCTCTTCTTGATAGGTCTTTTCTTTCATCCGTTGACATATATCATTATGATACTTCAGAAGAAGAATAGAGATGTCTAGGTCTGCAAGTTGTTTATCTTCTTGCAATTTCACGGTGCTAGTCACCGTAAACACAGGCCCGAATAAACCTTCTAGTACCAGTTTGTTAGTCTCGGTACCATCAAGTGTACCTGTAGTACCGAACCTGTACTTCGCATTAACACATTTATCCATCATAGTAGACAGGGACTTTGCCTTGAATAGATGAACCTCATCTCCAAATATCGCACCAAACTGTTCGAACCATTCTGACCCGAACTTATAGATTGACTGCCAAGTGGATATGATAATGGGTTTATCGGTGACCTTTTCCTTACCTGAGTATATACGATGACAGTTCTCTTCTACGTCATACCCATAGTCCTCGAAGTCTTTGTACATCTGTTCTACCAGACTTGTTGTAGGAACAATAATAAGAGTCTTCTTTACCGAACGTTTTTCCTTGACAAAACGCATAAGGTTGTATATAATAAAAGACTTACCACTGCCGGTGGGTGACAGTAACAAACACCGTCTACTCTCAATACCATGGGATATCGCTTTGTACTGATAGTCTCTAGGTTCGAATGGACAACCAAGGTTTCCTAGGTACTTAACTAAGTCAGGGTGGTTCACTTCATCCTGTGCATTCGGAATACCATACTTCTCATGTTCTACAATTTGTAGGGGATAAAATCTATCCGCACAGAACTTACGTAGGTGGTGATATAGACCTACGTTCATTTGTTTAGTGACAGTCGAATATAATTTTATCTTCCCATCCCATTTACGCGATTTAAATGCCGGCATAAATTTATGGCCAGGAACAAAGAACGCGAAGTGATCTCTCAACTCCTGTTCTTGTGCTGGATTAGATTCGATTGCCATATAAGAATGACTCAACATTCTGACACGGATAGTATTATCTTGCATTACGCCCCTGCTTCAAATTTACGATATTCTATCATATTTTTTATGGTTTGATGTCTCCACTTTAAGTTATCTAGTATATCCGTAAGTGTCTCAATTATAGTCTTGAGGTATGCAATCTTCTCTTCAGATTTTTGGATATCTTTGTCTGAATTGTAGTAACGGTCAAGGTCACCCTTGAGTATGCGTAGACCATGGAAAGGGTCAGGATTCCAACCACGTTCCTTGAGGGTTTCTTCATCCATCGAACCGTTATAATAATGCCACTTATCGAGTAACATATCTTTTTGTGTGTGTTCTGCACGTTTAAGATTTAACTTAGTGAGAGACAGATACTGCAAATACTTTGCATGTAACATGGGGGTGTGTCTGGATGTCTCGTCCAGTTGGTGTTGGGGAATCTTACAATCTTCTTCCCACTCTTTCAATATAGATTCAAGGTCTAACATAATATCTCCATTATTCAAGGTGTACTTATATGTTCAATACAGTCCTGCCAAAAGTCATAATCATGACCAAGGGTAAAACTTAACGTCATTCTCCAACAATTAGTTGATGCGCAATGGTAAACTATACGGTCAGATTCATACGAAGACCCAAAGTAACCAGCCTTACAGTTCCAACCCTTCTTGTCTTGAACTCTTATCTTTTCTTTTGTCTTGGGGTCTATATATTCAAAGTATCCATCCCCAGTCTCACTGTAGGTGAATATCAAATTATATGCAGACGCATTCTCGTTGGTGTGCCATCCAATAAAACCACTTGGTGGATACAACTGACTGAGTGCAGAGAATTGAACTCCGAGTTCAGTCTTTAATCTCGAGTCTAGACACATATAGTCTATCACATAATCAGTTTTTTCGCAACCTTTATAATGGTCTGGTTTAAGACAATAAGATCTTGCAGCCGGTGGACTACCATCATGGTCGTGTTGCATATCTTCTAGAACTTCATCACTACACCAATACTCACTCCCCCTATCATCAGTAAGGAAGGTGTTTGTTTCTGTCACATCATACCTAATCATAAAGGTGTGTCGAAAGTCTTGTAGTATATCCAAAACATTTCTATTCATAATATCAATAACACGCATTATTTTATCTCAAATGAACTAAACCTAAATGATGTGGTGAAAGTGGGGTATGTAACATCAGTTGCATTTGCGGACAATTGAATAGACCCTACGTTGGTAGGAAGACAATCATTGTATCGTATCTGCACATTATTGTTGTTATGACTAGTAAGAATCATCAGGGTGATATCTGCATAGGTAGGTACCTTGGTAGTACTTTCACTATTCACTTGACCATCATTGACAATACGTTCCAACCAATTCTGCATTTCAATATAAGATTCCATGTTCTCGTCAAGTAGGATATCGAGTTGCATCTCACCATAGTTAATCTTATCACCCGCAAGTGGCATAGACTGGATACGACTCAGTGGCATCTCAAGAGGTGCGACAGTTGCGCCAGGATGCGTAACCGACTGTGCAAAGAACTCTAAGTTGGTATAGTTCTGTCTATTGATGATGAACTTGAATCCCGTAGGTTGCAAGTAGTTTTTGTTTGTAGTTAATGTTGCCATTAGGGTCTCCATTTATATACTGGTATTTATACCCATTATAATGGTCAATATAATGGACATAAAAAAAGGGGTGCATTTCTGCACCCCTGAAAAGACGACTCTTAAAAGAGTTCTTTTTATCTGTATCTTAGGAGAGGATATTGTCCACTCGGAAGATGCGGTAGTACTGGTTGCTCTTAGCAGCGGCAAGACCGTCACTAGGAGTTGAACCAACAAATGGGTTAGACGCCATACCGTAACGGGTTTTGAAACCAATTTTCGGTTGGAAGTTGTCTTCACCAACGGCTTTAACCATTTGTAGAGGTACGTATGGGCAGTAGAATACACCTGCGTCATATGCGTTAGTACCTTTGTAACCAACAGTGATATAATCAGCAGTTGCATAAGGGTCGATGTAAACTTTCATGCGACCGTTAAGAACACCGGCAAAAGTATTACCAGTATCATCAACTTGCAGACTAGTGCTCAACGCAGGGCTGTAATCCAACATACCAGATGCAGCAAGTGCAGTAGCAACGTCAGAAGAACAGATAACGATGTTACCTTTACCACGGCGAGTTTCTTTTGCAATTACGTTTGCTTCGCGGTCTAATTGTACTACAAGACCTTTGAACTTCTCAGCAGACCAACGACCATCGGCATCAGTTGACAAGTCGAAGATACCTTTAGTAGTAACGTTCGCTTGCAATGCACCAGTTTTTGCTTGACTGTTGATAGTACGGATAACTTCACGGTTAATTTCCGCAAGGATTTCAGTACTAAGGATGTTAGCAAGTTCAGTTTCTGCGTCAAGACCATGAATCGCTTTCAAGTCTTGTGCAAGTTCTAAACTGTACTCAGCTTTCAACGCACGAGATTTTGCAGTAACAGTCTGCTTCTCGATGGTGAAACCCATTTCTGCGAAAGGTGCACCAACACCGTCACCCAATGCTTCAGCAGCAGCGGTAGTCATACCAGTTGCAGCAAGTGAAGTCAGACGTGAGTCATCAACACTTGAGTCAACAGTGCGAACACCAGTTTCAGAGTCATCAGAGATGCCGTTGAAACCAGAAGCGTTATCAGAATCGTGAGTACCAGTACGGTCACCAGAGAACTGAGTTTCTGCTTCGTTGAACAATGCTTCACGTGAAGCAGTTGCACCTGCACCATAACGTGCCTTCATCGCGAAGATGAGACCAGTTGGGCCAGACATTGGTTGAACACCACATACGTCATATGCCATCAAGTTAGGCATTGCACGGCGTACAAGTGAAATCAATACTGGATCCCAAGTACCGATAGAAGAAGTGCTGTTACCAGGCGCAGCTTCGTTCAATCCACCAAAACCTTCGTGTTGTGCACGGTCTTGACGCATTGCGATTTCTTGGTTTTCTAGGATAGCAGCGGTAACTGCTTTACGTTGTTGGTCTTTAATTTCAACACCTTCGTTGAGGACTGGTGACCATTTTTCGATAAGAGTATCGTAAGATTGCATAATAGTTTCCTTTAATCTTTACTTGAGTTTACGAATAGCGTTTAAGTAAGTGTTCATTGCATCTGAAGTCTCAACAATATGTTCAGGTTCTTCGTCTACAACTTCAACTTCTTCACTAATTTGTTTTGAGAAATAAGACTCTTTGATAGTAGCAACTCTTGACGCAAATTGTTCTTTGCTGTCAAAGTCGATACCTTCAACTAGACCTTTCATTTTCTCGATTTGGGTGTCTGCAAGACCACGACACGCTTCTGCAATAATTGCATCACGCTTATATTGTTCGAGTTCTTCTGACAGTTTAATAGACTCACCAGTCTGAGAGTTTAACTTCTCTTCAAGTTCTTCAACTTGACCAGCCAGTTCATCAACTAGGTCTACCTTGGTTTCAGGTACATCAATGTAAGACTCTACGAATAGGTCTTTCATTTTACCCATGAAAGTTTCAGCGATTTCAGTACGGAGACCGTTCTGTACTGCAACCTTGTTATCTTCCATCCAAGATTCAACTACGTAGTTAAGGTAAGAATCTACTTTCTCAACAAGGTCACTCTTAATAGACGCGACTTCTTCAGATAGTTCTTCTTGATATTGTTCCTCTAAACGAGAAACTTCTTCGGACAGTTTAGACTTCAGAGCTGCTTCAAAGATTACCGCAGTTTTCTCTTTGAACTCTTCGCTCAGAGTTGCCTCTGATTCGATAAGTGCATCGATTTCACTTGCAGTATTAATCTCTTCTGCAACAACTTCACCCATACCTTCAACGTCTTCACCCATGACCTTGCCGTATGCAGCCTGAAGATCCACTTTTTTCATAGCGTTCATCTTCTGGTACATTGCATTGACCATACCTGCTTTAGTTTTAGGTAGTGCGGCTTTACTTGTCGCATCAGCGGCTTTGTCTACAGATGCGATTGACTCTGGTTCACCAACTAGTTGACCTTTGTCTGCTGCGCCTGCACCCTTAGGCTCCGACTTTTCTTCGAGAGTTTCCTCCACGATTTCGTTAATATCATCGTGAAGTTCAACTTCGACATTTTTTTCAATAGTCATTATTGACTCCTTACATATTAGATTTGATTAACGAGAGGAAATTTTTAAACTCACGAATTTGAACAGCAGAACTGTACTCCTTCGGTGCATTCTTGATTTCTGTCTCCATATCTTCAATTGTCTGTTGTTCCAAAATGCCGTTATTCCAGACCCAATCTACACCTTCCATAATACCATTAACAAAAGCATCAGGTGCGGAGGGGTCTTGTACTATGTCTACGGTTGCAAGCATGAAATCATCCTTTACATACGCGACACCATTTCGGTTCTCTAAACTTCCCATACCACGAGTTGACACACCTAGTTGTACACCACCCTCAAGCAGACCTTTTACAATCCTACCCATTGGAGTATCCAATATTTGTGCCTTTCCGACCACATTATTCCCTTCTAAACGAAGGTCAGTAATAAGGTGCGAAACTTTGTCAAGGTTAACAGTAGGGCCTTCGGGGTGATTCAACTCACCGACCGCACGTTTCTTGCTAACCTGTTCTGTAACGTACTTATTTACCGCATTCTCCATAATGGCTCTTGGGTAAATACGTCCGTTTCTATTCTTTTGATCTGCCTGAGCGAATACACCTTCGATGACGTAATTCTTCTCGCCATTCTCTTTCGCTTCTACGATACAGTGGATATCGTTTTCGGTAAATTCGCTAATCAGTTTCATTTAACTTAATTCCTTAACTACAGTCTGTGCAGTTTTCTCTGCCTCTTTCTGTGTTTTAAAAGTGTCTAGACGGTCACCGTCTATGTACACAGTGAAACCTTTACCTTCTTTAGTAATCTTTACAGGGACGCGTTGAATCTTTTTATCAAAGACTACCTCACCTTTCGGTTTTGCTGCCTCTCTAAGTTGACTAAATGTTTTCATTTAAAGTTTCCAGTTTAGTATTATTTATACAAATTATAGCTTTAAGATTAAACTTTTATTAATCTTCGTCTTCGATTTCATCTTCGATAAGATCGTCATCATCAAGGTCGAATTCGAGTTGTTCTTCTTCTGCATCATTGAAGATAGTGTCAGCGACAGCAATCTTTTCTTGTTCCAATGCATCATTCATCTTCTCACCAACTAAAGCATCAAAGTGGTCTTTCGCTGAGTTGAAGTTCTGTTTTTGAATTGCATCAATAAAATCGTTAATATCATTTTCCATAGTTATACTCCAAGGTCTTCTTCGTCATCGTCTCCACCCTTTGCATTCTCGGCTTCAACTTGTTTTTTCATTTCATCGATATCTTCATCAGACATCATCATCACATTTTTCATTACCCACTCGCGTGAGAAATATTCACCTACATATTGTGTTACTTGGTCAAGAGTTTGCAGTCTATTAGTTAATATCTCTGCATCTTTTAATTCTGTAAAATGATTATCCCGAATAAAATCAACTTGGATATCATTTTTCCATTCATTCCAATCCTGTTCAGTAATGATACCTTTTAGGATTAATTGTTTCTTCAGAATGTTTATGAATAGACCAGAAAAACGTTTACGCAGTCTATCTATAAACTTCTGAAACTTGACTTCGTCTCTAGATATTTCTGTAGAGCGACCCAGTGAGAACTGTGACTCTTGTTCTAATCGAGCGATAGGTACATTCAGAGAACGATACAAACGTTTCTGGAAGTATACAATATCATCAATCTGACCTAAGTTCTCACCGCCTGGCAGTGTTGAAATCTCAGTACCTCTACCACCCTCTCTACGGGGTAACCAGAAGTCCTCTAACATTGACATATGTTTACGGTCATCTTTCAGATTACCCGTACTCGCATCGTACACTAACTTGTTACGATAACGATTCATGATATCTTTCATGTGTTGTTCTGCCTTGTTGGCTGGCAGGTTACCCACATCAATGTAAAAAATTCTACGTTCTGGTGCACGTGCAAGACGATAAATTACCAGACTGTCTTCCATCATCCGTAGTTGGTTGATGGGTTTAATTGCTTTGTGTAGGTATGATACTACACGTTTTTTAGTAGGGTCGGTTAGACCCGAAGTAATATATGAAACGGAATCGGGAGAAAGTCTCACCGCAGATTGTGTTTGATTCTTCTCTTGGAAGACATAAAACTCTTCAGTCTTATCTACAATCTTCGCATTGGTTTGAGTATCCTTTTTATATTTTACCTCTTTTACTTTTCTTACTTTCGCAGAATCGACAGGACGAATCTCCTGAATACCTGCTTTCATATTCGATTCATTTACTACCAGATGGTGTACAAGACGACCATCAATATACCATGAACGGAACATGTCGTGTCCGAATTCGTTGAAGTTCAACATCGAACATATATCATAAAACTCATCTGTAATCATTTTCTTAATCTTATCAGAAGTTTCAACTCCATCAAGATTAATTTGAACCGGAGATTCTTGTTCTGAACCTGAAATAGACTCATTAACAATATCTTCAATTGCAGCATCAACTTCGGGGTGTTGTGCGATACCACGATACTTCATGATGAGTTCTGCGTTATCTTTCGCATTGTCACCGTTGATATCGATATACTGTCCATAGTGTGAACCACTAGCAGTGACGTACCCTGCGCCATCGTCATCCGTCTTGGGAACGATAGAGGGTAATTTATCATTTTCTTTATTCGGATCTTTCTTGTTCGAACGTTTAAGTTCGAAACCGAATAGTTTCATAATACTATTATTGTCGTCTGCCATCTTTGCCTCAAAGTAAAAATAATACGCGGGGGGACTATCCCCCCACGCATATATTTAGTCACAACTTAACTAGTTGTGTCTGACTCCCAATACTGAACTTGGAATGTTACTGTGAACTCTTCAACAGCATCTGTTGTTTCGTAGCTCAAAGTAATCTCAGAGATATTAGTTGGGAAACAACCACGGAAATTGTACGTCTTCAGTACAAGTCCATCTTTGTCCAACTGATCTACTGACAAGTCAGTTTGATACTCATCTGGATTATTGAAACCAGTGTTCTCATTATGAGAATTGATTCCATTCATCCAACGTTCCATTGCATTACGCACTTCGAAACCAGTATCGTTAATTACAGTGATAGTCCATACTTCGAAAGTACGGTCACCCGCAATCTTCAACTGACGACCACGGAAAGGTACAACAATCTCAGCGATTGTTGATGCGGGCAAAGCCGCACCCTTTGCCATGAACGAGGTTAACTCTGCATCTCCCAATGCGTATGCAGGGAAGTTTACACGACAGTTGAACAGGTTCGCACGGGCACCACCACCTTTGAGTTTTGACTTAAAGTCATCTACACCTAAAATAGCCATGTGATTATGCTCCTACCGTGCCAACAACTTCTTCGAAGTCTACACCAGTTCTAACTGCAACAAAGTTCAATTGAACGAAGTTGATAGAACGTGCAGGTTTCACAAAGATGCTTGCAACGAATTGGTTATTGTCCACAACTTCTTGATTGTTGTTTGTTTCATCACATACAACACGGAAGTCAGTTATACCTCTACGACCCTTAACTCTACGGAGGAAAGGTTCTACAATGTTTACGAATTCTGCACGAGTAAACTCGTCATTGAATTCGAACATTACATTTTTAGCAGCTTCACCAATTGACTTCTCAATCGCAATGAACAAACGTCTTACGTTGATACGGTCAAATGCAGAAGGTCTGCTTTCCAACGTCTTATCACCAAACAGAATCAGACCAGTGCCTGGAATGTTTGCGATAGGATTAACACCTGCCTTATATAGGGCATCACGTTGGGTTTGGTTTGGATTCGTCAAGATACCCGTAATACCACGATAGTTACCACGTCTTTGACCGGCAGGTGAATACCATGGGTCTGCGATAACGTCAGTAGCAGCCATCAGACCCGCAGTGCTTGACGCAGCAGGAATGTTGATGTACTTATCGTTGTACTTATCGAACACTTTGAAGAAGTTGTTATCTACTACTAAGTAAGATGATTTTGTAAGAGTATTCGCGAACGAAACTGCATTGGTTTGTGCCTGTGCATCAGTCTTACCCACAACACCTGCTCTATCTACTGAAGTAATAACAACACAGTCTTTACGTGATTCAGCGATTGATACAAGGTCATTTACTACAGAAGTGCCGTTTGCCTCAGAACTATGTTGAGGTGCAATCAGGAAGTCAATCTCAGTAGTGAGTTTGTCTTCGAACAGATCGTAACCTTCAGCGAATTCACCAGTACCCAAAGTTGCAGACTCTTGTCCACCACCAAGGTTTACTGTGCGAACACCGTCCACAAGACCAGTACCTAGACCGTAGTTTACTGCGGTGTCGGTATCAGGAGTAGTTCCCCAGTTTCCACCCAGATCCAAGTAATCGGAACCGAATGCAGAGTCATCACCGAAGTAACCATTCCAGATGTATTGAGAGTTTTGGTTCAATACGTCAGAGATATAGTTAGGTGAATTATCAGGAGTTACTGCACCACGTGCAACAGAGAGGTATTCAAACTTCTCGAGAACAGAACCAACAGTACCAGTGATAGCACCAGTACGGTCAATGATTGCAACGTGAACTTCATCGTTAGCTGCACCATTGCTGGTTGCATACGCAGAAGTGCCTGGAGCACCATTGAAGTTAGACGCATATGCCCAACCAGTAAAGTGGTCTACACTCGCAGAGTCTCCGGCAGGACAGAAAGAAACTGTCAATGCGTTACCCAATTCGCCTGGATATTTTGCAATCCAAGTACCAGAAGAAGTTGCAGCTGCACCTTCACCTACCGCAGAACTGACAGAGTTTTCCCAATGGTCAAGGTTATTAACCAACATTGAGTTACCGTCAGAATCACCAGCAAATTTAGTTACTGCACCGTGTGCGTTCTGTCCACCATTGTTCTCGCGAACAACCTGTAGAGTTTGTGAGTATTTAAGAAAGTACGCAGCGGAATGGAAATCCACTGAGTTCGTGTCGTCAGGTGCACCAAAAGTTGATACCAGACCTGTTTCGTCTGCAATCAATGTTCTTTCGTGTACTGGGCCCCAACGGAAGTTACCTACGAAACCACCACCAGATGAACCGACCGCAGGTACTATGCCTGTTTTGTCGATTTCGCTGATATTGATCCGAGGAGATGCGGGTTTAACAGCCATAGCATTTTCCTTTGTTTTCGTTAACGAATAATACGAGAATCATAATACGGTTATATTCAATACCTTTATTTATAACAAACCAGTTCTTTACCAGTCGCGGTCGATTACAGTGTCCATCTGGTGCCATCCTTGATTGTGATGGGTAGTATTCTGTTCTTCGATGTAATCCGAACCATCATCAATATACCCGAACGGAACAATATCATCTTGAATTGCTTGCATCTTTTCTTCAAACATCATTTGTTTGAGATTTATATCTGTCATATCTGCAAAGAACTGTGTAGACACAAAGTAACCAAACATAACCAAATTCATCATGAGATCGTCATGGTTACCATCTGAGGCTTCGTATGATTGTCCCTTACCGATGAATGTAGATATCTCTAGTATGGTCTGTTCATCGTATATGTCAAGTTTACCCGTCTCGATAATGTCCTTGATAGCAGAACAACCTAGACGTTTGACCTTACGAGTCATTTCTATACCGAGTGCGTTTGCTTTGGTTGCACTGGAAGTGTGGAGATTCTCATATTCTAAATCATAATATAAACCATTACATACTACAGTCCCTTGGTCATTCGATTCAACAACAACCCATGATTCATTGTAGAGAGTTGCATACTTATATATAATATTAGGAAAGAGCAATGGAGAAATAGTATTGTTGCGATACACGGCGACCTGTTTAAATGGTCTCTCGGTAATATCGATTACGTTAAACGTAGAATAATCCTGTCCTCTTCCCTTCGACACATCAACTGTCATGATATATTCATGGTCTTTGATGGGTTCATTATATATTAGAACACTACCACCTTCATACTGATTTTTGTATGGAACTGCACGTAATGACATCAGTGTTTCTGCACTGATTAAGGTATCACCCGTACCGAAAAAAGTATTGCCGAATTCCTGATCGAACTGTAACTGAGATGTATTCGAAATGGTTTCATTCTTCCATTTCTCGTCACGGCCAGGCACGTCCCACCAATCCACTCGGAATGGTTTGTATTCATTGGTACCTTGTACTGCACCTGTCCAGATCTTCTCGAACTGATTACCGATACCGTTTGCGGTAGATGTGATGATTACCTTGGTGTCTTTACCAGAAGATACTACAGGGTATGTAGAAGTATAGAATTCTGTCGCATTATCTACGAACGCAAACTCATCAAGAAATAGAAGATTGACAGACATACCACGAATAGAAGACCCAGAAGTAGCAGCAGCGATGATACGACTATTATTAGAGAATTCAATAGAACCCTTGTTAAGGGCTTTACAACCTGGCTGGAGAAAAAATGGTAGATTCTCGAGCATGAGTGTAACACGTGCGAGCATCTCTCGTGCTGTTGCACCTTTGTTTGCAAGGACTGCAATAGTTTTCTCAGAATGGAAACAAGCAAACCAAAGGAGGTAACCAACCGAAGAAATAGACTTGCCAGATTGTCTACAAGCGAGTACAATAGAAAACCTATTCTCATCGAAATGGTCGAACATTTTTTCTTGATATGGATATAGATCGAAGTTAACCAGACCACGGTCAAGATGCACCACCTTTACATATGTACGACAAAAGTATGCGGCATCACCCATACACTTCTGGTACTCTTTTATTTTCTCTTCTGTCCATTCCTCGGCAACCCCATCTCGTTTAACTTGGGGGTTTCCAAGATACGATTCCTTAGTCTGAGTCGTCATGAGGAATCACTTGTTTTTCATTGTGTAGGAATCGTTGTAGTTCAGTTGTAGACCCAATGAATATATTATTATTGGTCGTACCGTTAGGTAGTTCTTTTGGTTTGTCTAGTTGTTCGATTTGTTTCTTTGTTTTATTCAATGCCATCAGACGGTCAGAAACATCCGATACGTTTTTAATCATACCGGACAGAACTTCGAACGCACGAGGATGTTCGGACTGTTTTGCCAGTTCCAACATCTCTTCGATACCATCTCTACCCTTTTCGATTAGGTCATAATAAACGTCACGAGAAAACTCGTAATCGTCATCCATCTTTTTATCTGTCATTAAAATTCACTATCCAAGTATACAGTACTGAATCCATAGTCACTGTCAGCACCAACCCCAACAGGTGTCGGTGTGGTTTGTAAACGTAGTTGGAAATCTTCCCTGTCACTATCACCCGATAAAATATATAGGTTATTATTAACTTCACGGATAACACCACGAGTGGACATCGGGCCATAAAAGTTAATCTTCATGTTGAATGACAGAGTGTATATAATTGTTCTTCGGTCTCCGATAGAACCCTCATAACCATCACTGAAAGAAACACCTGACAATATAATAGGTACATCTTCGGAGATTTCTGGGTGGTCTGTGTTGAATGGTTTGACCGATATCGTGTACTGAGGATTGAAGTAAGGTAGAATCTGTTCGACCATCTGCAATGCATCATCCTGAGACTTTGCGTAGATATTAACCTCAAACCCAATATCGTATGGTACAGAAGAATAGAATTGATTCTTTTTAGTCGCGTCACCACCTACCGTAGATGAGAATGAATTCATCTTGGGTAGTTGTCTCACTGGGTCATATGTCATAGAAGTAATCTCGAACGACATACGAGGTAGTTTAATTGCAACCCTGCGTTCTGCTTCCTCACCATTAGCCATCTCACCTAATCTTTCGATGAAACTCTTCTTGGGGGCGTAGGACAAAGGTACCTTAACTTGAGAGATAGTCTCTCCCGAAGAGTTTTGACGAAGTACATAGATGTTATTAAACATGGAACCGAATACCGATACCGCAGTTCTTACCCTCTTATGATAAAACCAATTTCCTAACATTATGATATATCTCCGAATGGATTACTCTCGCTGAAATCAAGGAAGTCCCCTTCAAAGTCATCGAAGAAATCGTTCTGTGCAGCCAGTTGTATGTTCTGCAATTCCTGTACCAAAGAAGGTGCATAGGACGCATCCTCACTGACTACCGCATTGCTTGTATTAAACGTATGATATACACCATCGTCCGAACCAACGTGTACTAGGTACAACGTGTTGTCCGAGTCAGACCATTTCGCAACTTCACCTTTCATGGTGAATGTCCCTTGGTCTTGACTTACGATAGTATTACGTTGATAATTACCACCGGCAGAAGGTGCATCAATAGTTACTATTGGTTCTTCATCATAGTATATACCAGATTCGGTAAGTGCTATTGACTCTAGTATACCACCATCTGTGATTGTTGTGGTTGCAGTTGCACTTATTGCATTGAAGTGTAGTAGTTTCGCATCGTAAGTTACGTCATCTTCCCACTCTATTGATTGTATGGTAAGAGTAGTATCATTACCTACAGTCGCATATCTAGGTTCGAGTATCTGTGCTTTACTACCGACTTGTACACGGAACTCATCAATGAATCCGTCCATTGCAGTCCAGTCTATACCATCAACAGTACGTGCAGCAGTTGCACCTACCGAGTAACCTTCATCACTCACCCAGTTGAAAGTGACACCTGCGAGGGTCGCGTCCAGTTTTCTTACGAAGTCGAAGTAGATTACTAGGTTGTTAGTTCCTACACCCGCAATAAGAATATGGTGCCAAGTATCTTCTTCGAATAAGATTGAACTTCCGGTGAGATTTGTTACACCCCCACCTTGGTTATCTCCTCTACTATACACTAATTGACCCGTTGGGTCAACACCCCAGTAATAGGTATTTGTTAGGTCACCGTCTCCACCACCTGTTTTGAAAATAATATCTTGACCAGATGAAGGAAGGTTGTTAATATATACCCATGCTTCGATACTACCATGCGCACCTGTCTGCGCATACGTACCCTCAGAACCTCGACCACGAGTCACGTTAAGTGACGCATTACCGAACTTAGAATTACTTCCTAAAGCTGCACCAATAGTTAATGTGGGTGCAGTAACATAACCTCTACCTGTAGTCTGAACATCAAATCCAACTACCGCACCATCAACATCAATTCGTGATAATGCAGTTGCAGTAGATGCTGCGGGAGATTCCATAACCAGTTTGTACTGGTATGCAGATTCTTCTTCAACGTCATCGATACCTTCAATGTCGGTATCAAAGTCTTCGTCATTATATTCGAATAATTCACATTGAAGTCTGAATGTAGGTAGTTGACTCAACTGATAGAACGGAGTCTCGGTCTCTACTTTATATATCTCAAAGATTGATTGTGATAAAGGAAGATAGATTAAGTCGCCTTCACGAGGACGGAAGTTATATGCATCTAGTTTGTCACCGATGAGTTTCTTCCATCGTCTACGTGCGCATACAAATGTTGCTTGGTCACGCAACTCCACACCAAACTTAGAGAAGAGGTCACCCTCTCCTCCAAACGCTTCTGCATTCTCGATATACATCTCGATTTTATATGCGTCAGAAAAATGCGAAGGAACGTCATCAAGGAATATTTTATCCTTGTTAACAATTTCTCGAGGTAAATAGTATACGTCCTGACCATAGAATTGTAAGGACTCTATTACTATGTCCTCATATAAATTCTGTTCAGCACGTACTGATTGTGAAATCCAAGGATTTGTTGCCATCTTTTACCCCACGAAGAACATTGGGCCAATGTCTTCTTCTTCTCTAAACTTGGTCATAAGTTGTTCAATTTCAGTATTCGCATCTTCGAGTATTTGTCTACCCGAGATAGTAACACCGCCTGGCAACTGCATACCTTCGAACTTGGACATGTTTTGTCCCCACTGACGGCGAATCAATGCGGTTGTATATGCCTTGAGAAACTTGTGGTTCCACAGAGAATTATAATCAGAGTTAGCACCCGTATCAGGGTCACGTGTACCATATACTTCAAATATTACATAGTTACCTACGGTGAAGTCACCTGCATCATGATAGAAGTATACACGATCTGCCTGTCTATCAAATGTAATCTGTGGTTCACCACTTAGTTTCATATCCAACAGTGACAGATGTTGTTGCATCTGTTCATAGTATCCCATGTCACCGCTGAATCTATTTAGGTCTGCAATATCATTCAATCGCATCTGATATTTTATGTCAAAGAAGTTGGTAGACGCAGATGCGTTATCCACTCTGAACATTCGAACAACTGTCATCACCTCAGTATCCAAATCGACATACTTATTATCAATCATTGCCTGAGTGATTTCTTTGGTGATATAATACCGTCTCTTACCGTCCGGATGATGTTCACGGAACCATTGTAGTGCTTCGTCCACACGGTCTTCTACTTGTTCATCCGCAACATTAATTTCCAATACCGGAGAACCCAAGGCTCTCAAGCAATAATCAATTAGTTCGTCTCTAGTGTCTGGAGTTGCCATTTTCTATACCTTAGTTAAGTAGTGTACCCGAAGAGTTATACACGTTAATTCTGTAATGTGAACCTTGTTGTCCATCTAGTGTGTCAGCATCTAATCCAGAACCCGCACCGTCCACGGTTTTGATTGCGGTCAATAGTTCGGTTGGAGTTGAGTACGTCTCTATAGTACTAATAACACCAGATGCAGAGTCATATGCAATACCCGAACCCGCAACCATTACCCCACGAATTGTGGATGTGTGGTTAGACAGACTTGACACAGTACCAGTAACATCACCAGTTAAGTTTGCAGTAATAGTACCCGCAGTAAAGTTACCAGAAATATCACGTGCAACAATTGTCGAACCAGTATTAGAAGAAGTCGCAGTAGTTGCAGAGTTCTGTACTTTACCTGAAGTCGAAATAGTTGCAAGTTTAGTGTCTGCGATATTCGCAGTTGCATTAATCATCGCATTGGTGATGACATTGCTTGCAATACTTGTTGTTAAACTAACATTACCAGTACCATTGAATCCAATTGCGGCCGAAGTTATGTTTCCGGTCAACGAGAAGTTTCTAGAGTTTGCAAGTTGAACCGCAGAGGTCGCAGAAGTTGCATTACCTGACAGGTTACCATATGCAGTAGCAAACTGAACATCAGCAAGAGATGCAGAGTCAAAGTTAATATCGAACTGAGAACTAGAGGAGTCAACGTTTGCGGCAGGATATGCGTCAAAGAATTTCCAACGTTCATCTGTTGCGTCACGCACAACACCCGCATACTTTAGGGGTTCGTTTTGTTGGTTGTAGTTACCAATAAGACCCAAGTCAAGATTAAGTTCTGTTGGGTGTGCACACCAAAGGTCTGCACTATCGTGACCAGACAAGTTAATAAACTGAATTGATAGACCATTACGTAAAGGTGCAGTTAGACCGTCAGTCTTCAGATTCCAAGTTGTTTGACCATTCGCAGAATCAAATCCTGTACCATATCCATATAGTCCTGCAAGTGAACCATAAGACATCGCATCAGAGTCGGAAATACCCCACTCGATTGTGTCACCAACACCCGCAGAATCAACAGAGACCATACGGACAAAGTAGAATACATCACTGTCACCCAGATACTTACCCTTGAAAGTCGCATCGTTTAGGCCACCACTGCTCTGATATGCAGTACCAACAGTATCACCATCAAGTAACTGAAGTAAGTTACCACTAGTTGTAAGAGACTGCGAAAGAACTTCGGTTGTGACACCAAGAATGTTTAAGTTACCACCAACGGTCACGTTTGCATCGAATCGTGCGTCTTGAGTTACACGAATAGTTTCCATCGTGTGGTCAATAACATCAACGTATACACAACCCAGTGCACTATCTTGAATCAGACAGATGCCCATATCGGTTGGATAGTAAGGATATTGTGGTGCAGTTGTAGTTAACCCGCCACCTACCGCAACGTGTACTTTTTCACCAACAGTCAAGTTCTGTGTATCAATATCAGCAACAAGACCACGAGTAGTGACGTAACCGATACTACCATTGGTGATATCATGTGTCGCAAGACCTACTGCGGAAGTTGCTTCTGTTGCATCGGCAGTAGCAATAGAAGGAACCGAACCCACTTCACCAGACAGATAAACAGGTGTACCATTTATGATAGTTGAACCAGAGTTGTTATAAACTCGAATCCATTCTTCTTGACCTACCTGTAGAGTAACGTCTTCGACATCATTCTTAACTACAAGTGCACCGTTCGCAGAATCGTAGTAAACCTGACCCTCTTCATAGTATCCTGGCGATTTACCATCAAAGTGAATATGCGAACCGTAGATATCTGGCGCTACAAGATCGTGTGTAATAATCTTGTCTTGAACACGTAGATACTCGAAGTGTTCTTTTTCTACGTTAACTAAGATACTACCTTGTGCACCGACAGTTAGTACTGTACCCAAGTGAGTAGGATAACCACTGTCAACAGATACTTCAGTTGTACTCCACTCACCCGCAGAGTCTTTTGATAGATATGCAGTTGCACCCGCAGTCATACCTGTAGTATTTACATCACGAACCAAACCAACTTTAGTTACATAACCATGCGCACCATCAGGAATGTCCATAGTCGCAAGACCGATAGGACTTGCAGTAGATGCGGCATCTGCCTTTGCAAGAGTTACTTGAGGGTGCGCACCATGCGCAACACCGGATATGTAAACTGCTTGACCGTTATTAATCTGTGCACCAGTCAAGTTATGAACATATATTAATGTTTCTTGACCTAAGTTGATAGTTACATCTTCGACCAACTCATTGGTTGTCGGAATGAAAGACAGACCTTTCTGAGGGTCTGAATCATAATACAATAATCCACGCAGACTGTTAGGTGCGTCAGGAAGTTTGTCCAAGTGTAAACAAGAGATTTGTGCAGAGTCAACAGTTACCTTACCGAATACAACATCATCGGTTGTTCCGACAGACTGTGCAATTGCAACTTCACCATTGCTGATTGTTACTCCAGTTCCACCAGAGAAGTGTGCACGAGTCTCACTTGCACTTGGGCCAGTATAAACCAATACCCCTGTTGCACTATCATATGCAAGACTTCCATCACCACTAGGATTCTGAACCGACAATACATTACGTGCACGTTGGGTAGTGAAGTAGAGGTTATCTCCCTCGGTTAATTGAGTAGTTGTTTTCTGACCAAAGTCAGAATCAAACCCACTATAAGGTTGTTCTTCATAGGAGATTATACCAGTAGTTGCATTATATGCGATACTACCTGTTGCACTGATTGCATGACGTGCAGTAGTGATAGTTCTATCGGAATCATAATAGAGGTTAGTCTGACCCTGTGTCAGGTCATCGGTGGTTTTATCCCCTAAGTCCGAATCGAAATAAGTTGTTTTGTAATAAAGATTAGACGAACCTTCAGTTAGGTCGTCTGTTGTTTTGGTTCCAAGTCTAGTATCGAACATACTCTCGCCACGAGCAGTAGTCCAATATAAGTTAGTCCCCTCTGATAAATCAGAAGTAGAAAAAGAAGACAATCCAATACGTGCATTAAAAGAACCACCATCTGCGGTGGATATATTAAGAGTCGCACTTGCAGAATCAAAGGTGAATGCATTAACACCCGCAACAGTTGCACTGTCAATCGCAGTGATTTGACCTTGTGCATTAACTGTTAATACAGGAATTGAGGTTGATGAACCAACACTTCCGGCAGATACGCCAGTATTGGTGATAGAGATTTCCCCTGCGGTTTCGGTTATACCCGTACCGCCAGAAACCTCTCGAAGTGTTACTACTGAACTGGAAGATGCACTATCAATTGTTTTAAAAAAAAGACGACCATCATTTGTATTGATGGCCAGTTCGCCTAGTTCTATATTTGATGTCGTGGGTGCTTTACCCTTGACAGCACTTCGCTTCAGTCTAAAAGTTGTAGACATTTGTCAACCTCGTTCCAATATTGGATAACCCCCTTAAAGAAGGGGGTGATGTTTTATTATTTAGTATGTTCCGCCATCAAGGGTCGAGATAGTCGCGAACCCAGATGTCACGGTGAATTGGTCTGAATCAAAAGACGCAACACCTTTGTTGGAATAACTTGCAATCTCGGCAGCGAATACAATAGTGTTATCACTGTCCTGTGAAGAACCGTATGTGATATCAAGTCCTTCACCTGCGGCAAAGAAACTGTTACCAAGGTGGTCTTCGATATATTCACTAAGAACCACGCCATTACGGTAAATCTCACCACCAACATCTAAGTCTTTATTGGTGTTCCACTTGTCTCCTGCAACAGAGTATGTAATTGTCGCAGCCGCACCATTGACCGTAATACCTGCACCATTCGCAGCAGTCGCATCTGCGGCACTATCTGCAAGGACAAGATTAAGGTCATTAATCGACATAGTGGTCGAGTTAATGATTGTTTGAGTACCCTGTACAACAAGGTCACCCAGTACAAGAACCTGTCCACCGTTTGAGTCTCCACTCTTAGGGTCAAGTACAAGTACATTAGTTGCAGTATTAGTAGATATCTTATTACCGTCAATACGGATGTTATCTACAGTCGCACCAGTAAGTCCGGTAAGGTCAGTAACAGTCGCACCAAGTGCAACCGCATTATCGCCAATAGTTATATCATCATTGACGAGGTCAGCATTTGCAACAGACCCAGCCTTCAGACTTACATGACCATTCGAGATTGTGAAGTCAGTGTCTTCGAAAGACGCAATACCTTTGTTGTTACCGTCTGCATCTTCACCAGATACCGAGATGTTAGTACCTGCATGGTTTACATTGATACCTTCTCCACCAAGGATAGATATCATGTGACCAGTGATAGGAACATTACCGTCATCGGTAGTGATTTGTTTAACTACCGCAGAATCAAGACTTACATCACCCGAGTTAAGTGTGAAGTCCGCAGACTGGAATTTGGCAACACCACGTTGGGTGTAAGTTGCATTCAATGCATCGACAGTTATAGTCGAACCAGTTCCTTCTGTGACGATACCCTGTACTGAGTTACCACCGATAGTTAATGCATGGGTTACCGGAGTTACATCACCAGAATCAGTGCTGATACCTTTTAGTACCGCATCATTCAGGGATACTTCACCCGAAGATACACCAAAGTCTGCACTAAGGAATTGTGCAACACCCTTCGAAGAAGTGGTCGCATCATCGATTGCATAATCAATCGTGTTAGTAGAACTGGTGTAAGTAAGAGTTAAACCATTACCTGTTGCGGTAAAGGTTACATCTGAATCTAGGAGACTGATTGGGTCACTGTTAATAGTCAGGTTGGTTGCAACACTAACTTCGGACGCAGCAGTCAATCGACCATCAGAGTCAACCGTGAATGATGGGATTGCGGTTTGTGAACCGTATGTTCCTGCGGTCACACCTGTGACATCTAAGTCAAAGGTGATTGTATTGGTACCACTGTCTGCAATGGTAGTAATCGCATTACCACCGGCATAAGTGATAAACTCTATCGAAGGAATAAAGGTAAACGAACCATTATCCGCAGCTGCGGTTGCGAGGAATTCTGCGGCAAGTGCATCAACATATGCCTTGTTCGCAGCATCAGAATCGTGAGTAGGAGTTGCGACACCATGAAGTCCCACATTACCAAAGTCAATTTCGTTACCGTTGGTGTCAAAGGTCAATCCACTAACAGAGGTAATTGTGCCATCTGAAAGTGTGATGAAGTTGCTACTACCAACATTAATAGTATCAATTTTACTACTAGCGTCTACGATAAGTGCACTGTTCGGGGTCAGTGTACCTTTCGCATGGTCTAACATACTGGTGAAGAATTTACCACCAATGACTTCGTGATTAACTGCATTACCTGCGATTTCAGTACCAGTACCAATATATAATCGGTCACCACCATTGGAACCATTATCGGTTAAGTATGAATATGCTAATTCACCTTGACCAAGTGTGGTCGGGTCTCCCGCAGTTCCCGATCTTTTTATTCTTAATAATGATGCCATTAGTATTGGCCTCCGTTAACTTCTTGATTGTTTAATGTGGGTGTCGCTTCGAAATTTTCTGTGGATTCGTTATAAACTAAAATAGCACCATCAGTTACTCCTGAAGTATCCACTCCTGCAAGATTGTTGATATTACCTTGTGTAGTGTTGATACGTCTTATTGGTTTACCAACAACAACGCGTTTTACTTTCGTTTTTCCTCTGAGGGATACCGTGACTGCCATTAGATTACCTTGTTACCGAAGGTGTGACTTTAATCTTACCTTCCAGTATTCTTTCGATGATTGTATTTCCATCACTGTCATCAAATGACAGTTCTACGTCATAGACATATCGGTTTCTAGGGTTCAGTAAATCGGTTTCAGCATTGGTGAGAGCGAGTACAAGAATACCGTCTTCGGGAGGATCTGTTATTGCAGTAGTGAAAGTTACGATATCGTTATCGTCAACTGAGTTGTAACTTCTTTTCATTTTCGCAGACGCAGAGTGTGCTGTCAAATCTTTTTTAGAACCATCAGTTTCCTGAAGGTGCAATTCGATTGCAACATCTGCGCCTTGGTCAATTGTAAAATCTTCGTAATCTGCCATTTCCAGTTTCCATCAAACCAATGTAGTGTCTATGGTTTTATTTATATGATTTCGAAACTGGAAAATACAGAAAATTACTCTTCAGACATTATATCTTCGATTAAATCATCTCTGATAACCGAGGACAATTCCGAGGTATCGAAAATGAATGATACCGTCACTCTCCAACAGTCAGTTTTTGCTGAGTGGTAGAATAGTCGTTCGGGTTCTTCATAATGTCCAAAGTATGCGGCTTTACAGTTCCAACCTTGTTTATCCTTCATCTCCACGACTTCTTTGGTGGTAGGGTCAACATAATTAAATTGACCGTCTCCAGTCTCTGACCATGAGAATATTAGATTGTATGCGGGGGCGTTCGCATTATTGTGCCAAGAGATATAACCGCCAGGTGGATAGAATGCGGTAAGTGCATTGTGTCTTACTCCCAACCATCCAAGAATCTCTTGTTGCATCCACGCAAGTTCCGCAGTCCTGTCTTTGCGGATAGATGGATGCACACCACGTTCATAAAACTCGTGGTCTTTTCTATGCACTCCAAGTTCGTACCCGTAGATAGAATCCGGAAACCCTTCGTGTCGAGTACCTTGGTCAAGAATTTCTTGTAGGTGAGTGTCACCTGCCCAGTAATGTCTATTACTTGCATCTTCTTGACATTGTAGGTGAAATGTCTCTTTGAAAGAATCGACATCCTTCATCAAGAAGTCTCGATATCGATTCAATATTTTTAATAAGTCCCTATTCTTAACAGGGATGTCCTGCATATAACTCATATGATATATCCGTCTTTATCTAAACCACAAGAGTAGTGTCGAATAACAACAGGGCCAGTCGGTTTGGTGATTGCCCAGTTGAATGCGTTATAATAGTTCCAACGCAAATCGTCTTCAAGTATACCGTACTTGAGGTCTTTGTATTTATCTTCTCTTTCAGTCAACCACCAGAGACTAAACTGATCCCATGACTTGAGACTATCGATGTATCCGTCAGGCCACCAATTACCATCCATTTGGTCTTTAGTGAGCATCTCCCAGTCAGACATAAACTCTCTTACGATAGGTTTAGTCATGTCGTATAGAGCGACACCCCCACACAAGGTAAATTTAGTCTTACCTTCAGGTGTATCAAACTGACGTTCTGCATAGACATACTCGCGGTCATCTGTGAGTTCAGAGAATAGAATATCCTCTTCGCGTCTCTCCAGTTCATCGAAACATATCGCAATGTCTTCGTGTTCACATTCCATATCAACATCGAGGTACATAGTCAGGTCATAAGGAGAACGAGCCATACCTTCGAGTTTAGCACGATAGTGACTACTGCACCATTCGACATTATCAAATAGTTCTCGGTGTTGTTCCTCGAACATCCATGGTTCACAAAACAATGTAATCTTTGCGTCTTCATAATAATCTAGAATCGACTCTGCAAGGTTAATTGCATATCGATAGAAGTTTATCTTGTTAGATGCAACAAGTACATAACCTCTACTCTTCTCCGACATTCTCATTCGCCTCAAGTGCTTCTTGTAACAACATCATTGCATATAGGTTAACTTCAACTTTAGATTTTGCGCGTCTAAGTTTTGCCTTTAACTTCCGGTTCTTGGAATTTTTAATCTCTTCTGTCTCAAAGACTTCTAGTTTGTAGTTAAAAAGTTCTTCGAGTTTACGTGCACGTGCATGTTCGGTGTCACGTTGTTTACGTTCTTCGATTTCTGCAGCTTTCCGAACTTTACGGTCTTCGGTATTTCGGTCAATAGATTCTTCACCTAGTGCACCCACAACTTCAGCGAACATTTCATTTTCACTACCGTCTTTATTAAGACGACTCAATAACATCACTTGTTTGGTTTGACGACCAATATCATCTTCCATCTCAAGGATACAATTGACTTTGGATTTCTCAGGATTTTCCCAAAATGCATTATCCATCCATCGTTTAAAACTCATTCATCATTCTCCTATGATATATTAAATTTTATAATACTATATATCACCCTTGTTGTCAAGGGTTTTTATGCAGTTCTTACATAAAGTGTATAGGTTTCAATAACCTCAGTTCCCGAGTCTAGTGTGGTACCAACATAGTTCCCTACAAAGTCACGAGAATAATTGCCGATAAACGACCTAGAATAATTACCTGCAAAGTTGCGAGAATAATTTCCTGAGAAGTCTCCGGTGAAATCAGTTACGCGATTACGTGTATAGTCCGCAGAATACGCAGAAGTTCTAGTTCTACTAAATGTTGATACACGAGTTCTAGTAGAAGTACGAGTAGACGTTCGTGTATACTCACCAATGAAGTCTCGGCTGTAGTTACCAGTGAAGTCCCCAACATAGTTGGATACACGAACCCTTGTATATTCTCCTGCAAAGTCACGTGAGTAGTTCCCAACAAAGTTACCAGTAAAGTCTTGCAGAGAGTCACGCGTATATTCACCAAGGAATCCACGAGTATAGTTGCCAGTAAAATCACCTACGAAAGTTCTGGTATAGTTACCCGCAAAGTCTCTTGCGAAGTTACCAGTGTACTCTCCAATAAAGTCGGTTTGTCGGTCTCTTGAATATTCACCTGCAAAGTCTCGGGTGTAATCGCCAACATAATTACCGGCAAAGTCTCTGGCGTAGTTACCTGCAAAGTTTCTACTGTAATTACCTACGAAATTACCTGCGAAATCTACTGTACTGTTGCGAGTGTATTCACCTGCAAAGTCTCGGGTATAATCACCCACATAATTTCCACCAAAGTCTCTGGTATAGTTTCCTGCAAAGTTGCGAGAATAATTACCAACATAGTTTGCAATATAATCGGTTATACGAGTTCTTGCATAGTTACCAGTGAAGTCACGAGTATAGTCACCCACAAAGTCACGAGTAGAAGTTCTGGTTGATACTCTAGTGTATTCACCTGCAAAGTCACGTGAGTAATTACCTACAAAGTTACCTGCAAAAACTGCGGTACTATTACGAGTATAGTTACCAGTAAATGTTCTTGAGTAGTTACCCACATAGTTTGCAATATAATCGGTTATACGAGTTCTAGCGTATGCAGACACACGATTCCTTGAGTAAGTAGAAATACGGTCACGGGTGTACGCAGAGAAACGAGTACGTGTTGATGTACGTGCGTATTCTCCAATGAAATCCCCGACATAATTTCCTGCGAAATCTCGAGTGTAATCTCCGGTATAGTTCCCTACAAAGGTACGTGCATAGTTTCCAATAAAGTTACCCGCATAGTTTGTCACTCGGTCACGTGTAAAGTTACCAGTAAAGGTCTGTAATCTGTCACGAGTGTACGCAGAAAATCTTGTTCTACTTGATACTCTAGTATATGCAGAAGAACGGCTGCGAGTGTAGTCCGCAGCGTAAGCAGATACTCTAGTCCTTGTAGAGTCAGTAATACGAGTACGAGCATATGCAGAATAACGAGTACGTGTTGATATACGTGCGTATGCCGAGTTACGAGTTCTTGAGTAATTACCAGCGAACGCACGAGAATAATCACCTATGAAGTTTCCTGCATAGTATCCGGTACGTGTATAATCACCGACAAATTCTCCTGCATAATAACCTAATCTAGTATAGTTACCAGTAAAGTCACCTGCATAGTATCCGGTACGGGTATAATACACTGTTGCCGTAGAAACACGAGTAGAGTTGCGCGTATAGTCACCTACGTAATACAGTGTACGAGTATAGTTACCAACATAATACAATGTGCGAGTGTAGTCGCCTACGTAATATAATGTACGAGTATAGTTGCCTGTGTAATATAACGTAGACGCACGTGCACGAGTATAAGTTCCGGTCGCAGTACTAGTACGAGTAGAAACCCTAGTATAATCTCCGGTCGCAGTACTAGTACGAGTGGAGGCCGGCAAGACACGTGAATAGTTACCGACATAGTAAATCGTTTGGCCTTCGACTGTACCACCTGCGCGTGAACGAGTATATTCTGCGGTACCATCAGATGCACCAACATAGTTACCTAAGTAGTATAATGTCGGGGTTCGAACTCTCGTGTAATCAAGTGTACGAGTATAGTTACCTATGTAACTTGTTGTTCCAGAACGAGTACGAGTATATGCGGATGTTTTTGTGTAATATTCAATCGCATATGGATCAGACGGTGGACTTCTTGCGAATAACAAAACACGAGTATAGTTTCCGACATACGTCCCACCAGAAATACTGTATCTGACATAGTATCCGGTACGTGTGTAGTTCCCTGTATAGTACGCAATTGCAGTGCTAACTCGAGTGTAGTCGGCAGTAGGCGTAAAGTTACCAACATAGTACAAGGTACGAGTGTAATTACCAGTAAAGTCACCTGCATAGTACAATGTTCTGGTGTAGTTTCCGGTATATGTTACACCTTCGGCACGTGCACGAGTATAATCTCCGGTCGCAGTACGAGTACGAGTATAGGTACCAGTTGCGGTGCGGGTTCGCGTATAGTCACCTACTGCCGTGCGGGTGCGGGTATAGTTACCCGTAAAGTCACCACTGTATGAAACTACACGACTATATGACAATGTAAGAGTCGAAGTCCTTGTACTGATTCTAGTGTAGTCAAAT